AAATAACCCCAATTTACTTTTCTTTTTTTCTTGACTTTTATACTTGACCGAAAGATTTAAATAGTAGTAATTAAAGACATTAAGTATATTATATCTATTTAAAAAATAGATATAAAAACTATACTATAGTTCATTTTTTGAATAGAGGGGTGAATAAAATCGTTTCTGATCGTTTGTTGTTGGATGGACCTGTTTTCCCAATTGCACAGAAGAATAGAAATGGATGGGGTATTCCCCCTGATTCTATTGATTCTGCTATTTCTTCATTAAAAACATCCGTTGTCCGAATTTGCCCCTCTATTTTTGGAGAGAGCGAACATCATTGTGATCTTTCGGGTAGTAGGAAAGATGAAATTGGTAAAGTTGTCGATGCTTACCTTAATAATAATGAGGTAAGGGCAGTTGTAGAAATTACTGATTCAACTGCTATACAGAAATTAAGAGATGGAACTTGGCAACCTACGTGGTCTGTGTTCGGTAGTGGACAGCGTGATTCTGACGGATGGGTTCATGGTTATATCAATGAATCGTTAACTTTTGTCAAGAATCCTGCCTGGGAGAACGCGAAAGGTGAAATAATCTTTTCTGCAAGTGAAGATGAACAATCAGAAGTTAAAAATTTAAAATCTTACACTACGTTTGAGTTGAACCAGGATAAAGAAGATTTAAGTAAATATTACGCTTCTATTTTAAATTCTGATGATTTCCTTTCAGATAATTCATCTTCTACTATAATTGATAATACTAAAGGTGAAACTATGACTGATACTGTTGAAAGCACTCCTACTGATACTGTTAAAAACACTCCTACTGAGAGTGTTAAAAGTACTCCAACTGAGAGTGTTGATTTTGAGAAGGTAATTGCCTCGAAGGATGAGGAAATTGCTAAACTTAAAGAGCAGATTAAAAAGATGGAGAAGGTCCAGGCTGCTGCTATTACCCCTGAGACGTTTGAGACTGTTGTTGCATCGCGTATTGATGCTGCACTCAAGGCAGAGCGTGAGCGCATTGAGAAGGAACATGCACTTACTGAATACAAGAATTTGTGTGCCTCGCTTGAGATTACGCCCGAAGTTGAGCGTTTCCAGAGTGAGAAGTTTTCCGCATCTGATGTGCGTATGCACATTGATCTTCTGAAAAAGATTGCAGGTAAGCGCGAGCATGTTGAAGCAAGTGCTCCTATGTATACGTCTACTCCTGAGAAGAAGGAAGAGACTCCTGAATCGTTCCAGAATGAATCTGGTTGGACTGTCGGTTATTACCGCGATGGTCAGTGGTTCACGGAGTAAAATAATAATTTGAGGTGAATTTTATGGGATATTATGGTTTTGTCGAACCGGATAATAAGGTTATTGCTTACGCTCCTAATACTATTCTGATTCAGGAAGAGAAGGCAGAAGCAGCAACCATTAAACCGGGCATGGTTGTAATGAAAGGCACGAATGACGATGATGTTGTTGCATGTGATGGTGTTACGAAGGCACCGTTTGGTATTGCAGGATACGAGCAGTCTTTCTTAGGTGCTGCATCGACTACATCGAATCGTCCTGCCAATGTTGATACCGCTTACGCCAAGGATGCGCGTGTTCCTGTTCTTGGTGGTGGTGGTTTCGTTGCTATGTTGCATCTTGCTCCTGGTGTTGGCACTGTGAAGGGTGATCTGCTCGCATCGTGGGGTGGTGGCACTGTTGTACCTGTTGTGCCTATGCCCGGAGGGTATGGTGTCAGGATTCCGTTTGTTAAGAAAACTACGGAGTTTGATACTGGCGTTGATCTTCCGGAAGGTATGATTGTTTCTGATGTCATTGTTGAGGTGACTAATGAAGTTGCCGATGCTACTATTGATGTAGGGCTCCTGCATGCTGAAAATAACAATGGTGGTGACGCTGATGGATTCCTTGATGGTGAATCGTGTGCTGCTAAGGGATTTGTAAAGCATAATACTGTTGCTCTTACTTCTGACGTCACTTCTCTTACGCTTGGTGCCTATTTCAAGGAAGCAGATATTGCTGATGCTACTGCTTCGGATGGTGCACAGACTTATAGAGTTCCTAAATATCATGTTGTTGGTGATGGTCAGGTTTCTGTTTCGTATACTACTTCTGATAGTGATAATCTTGCAGGTAACATCTATATGGTATGTGCTGCCCCTGGTTTCCAGATTGTAGGTCGTGCTGAAGAGACGCTTGCACCTGTTACTGCAACTGTTAATGATGCTACTGAATTTGTCAGTCAGAACGTTATGGCTAGGGTGTATATTTAAACTATTTTTGAGGTGACTATAAAATGACTTTTCCCGTTGAATATTACAGACAGATAAAGGATGCCATTGTCTTTACCGCGCGTAAACAGGCAGTTGCACGTAAGATTATTAATACTCGTAACATTTCCGGTGGTATTGGCGTTCAGCAGTGGACGTATGACACGGCTAATGAAGTTTCGGATGCTCTGCTGACGTATCAGTTTACGGACACCGCTGAGGATTGGATTGAACTTACTCGCACCGATGTGCCTATTCCGCTTCTGCATAAGGAGTATCGTATCTCGCGTAGGGATCTCGCTGCTGCTGCTCGCGGTGGATTTGGTATTTCGACCGCTACTGTTTCGAGTGCCGCTTACAAGGTTATGAATCTTGAGAATCAGTTAATTCTCAATGGTTTTGCTGCCGATGGCACTAATTATGATATCAAGGGACTTTATCAGAGTGCAGGTAACTCTTATACCTCGGAGAAGGATTTTGGAACTAGTGGTAATGCGTTGGCGGCGGTAGCAGGTGCCATTGATCTGATGCAGGCTGATAACATTACTGGACCTTATAATTTGATTCTTAACCCCACTCAGTATATGGAACTTGCAACGTCTATTCTTGGTTCTGGTGCAGGTGAGCGTGAAATAGCAATGGTCAAGGAGATTCTTGAGGGTGGAAATATTTACTCTACGTCCTTCCAGGCTGCTGGAACGGGTATGCTTCTTGCTGATGCTTCTGCCGGTTTCTTTGAAATGATTGTTGCTCAGGACATGACCACCGAAACTGAAGTACTCCAGAAATCTAAGGATCTTTGGGGTAGAGTTTATGAATGTGTGATTCCTGTTGTCTATGATGCAAATGCGATTTGTAAATTAACCAAGATTTGAGGTTGATGATTTACAATGTCTTGGAGTAATATTGCAGAACTGCGTGGATTGGTAGAGACTGAAATACCAGATTCTACCCTCCAAGATATTCTTGATATTGCACAGAGATACATTGAATCACGCATTGGCGTTCAAACAAACCCCTCATATGAAATCCAAACGGCTCATCTTTTTAAATCAGCTGCACTCACTCTAAAGCGAATGAAAACAAACGGCGAATTGCCGTATATGTCAAAGTTGGGGTCAGCTCAACAATATAATGAGATTGACGATATAATTAAAAAATATGATGCTGATGCTAACGCTTTAATTCGTAAGTCATTATTCAGTGTTCAGAAAGCCTCAACTGGATTACCATATGTTCGTTCAAGATGTAAATACGTTGAGGATGAGGAAAATGGGTAGCACAGAATCATGCGAGTTACAGCATTGTCGTTTACGAACTGATATTTTATGTGAAGTTCAACGTAGGGAAGAGAAGCAGGATGCACGATTTCACGCTCTTATTGATGAATTGAGATTGGATTGGAAGGAGACAAAGAAAGAGGTAATATCAATTAAAGATACGATGATACAGGGTTTTATAGCTTTGATTGTTGCTATCGTTGGTGTTTATGTTTCTTACCTCTTGTTAAATGTTAATGGATTTTTTTAAGGTGGTTTTATGCAACAGAGTGGGTTTAAAATGAATAATATATTAAAGAAATTAGGCGCTTATTGCACCTTTCTTATTCAGGATTCTACAACCCCCTCTGACACTTTTTATCAAGAATCAACCACCACATATAAAGAAGTAAAATATTGGGCTGTTGTTCTCCCTGCTCGCGCATATGATTTACATTCAAATGTCTTTGCTCGCCAAGAGCGAACCGGCACAGAACTGTTTGGTATTATCAATATTTTTATTAGTAAAACAGATGGTGATACTCTCGTAATCAATCGGGATTATTACTCTGATTCTATAGGACGCTACCAGATTGTCGGTAAGGAAATATATGGAACCTCTTACTACCTGCTTGAGGCACACCTGGAGACTGCATTATGAAAATAATAGTGCAAGGTGTAGAGGAAACCAATCTTAAGTTAAGTCAGATTCTTGCTGCTGTGCAGGAGAACGTTGATAAAACGCTTGATTTGTTTAGTAGTGACATGACAAAGGAGATCAAGGACTCTGCTCCGTATGATACAGGACGCTACATGAGTTCTTGGTTTTACGAACGTAAAGAATCATTGAAGTATGCAATCATAAGTCAAAATTCATACGTTCCTTACAATACGTATCTTGTGTTTGGCACAGAGAAATTCAAACCGATTGCCAATGAATCGAAATATAAGTATTCTGATCCTGAACGTGGTATTATCCATGATGTAAGACAGATTAAGTTTATCTATAGTATTAAACTTGGTCAGTTAATTAATCGTATGAACTTACTTAATGTAAATTTATCATTAGCGGGGTTATAATGGATATAGATGGTGTTTTAAAAGAGATTGCTAATTTTATCGAGGAGAAAGTTCCAGAACTCGATAATAAGGTTACTACCATTTATCCCGAATCAAAAAGATTTACTCCTCCTACCGTTGTAATAGACATTGTATCGGGGAGAGAAACCCTAATCATCGATGGATCAAAGACTCATGAGTTAGTGCGCATTGCAATCATTTCTGATAAGAAGAGTGAGATCAATCGCATTTTCAAATTACTTACAGATGCTTTCCTAAATTATGGACGGGAACTTACATTATGCACTTATGGTGGTGTAAGTTATATTTCTCCCGTTGCTCCCGCATTTGTTGAAAAGGATAGTGCATTGAAACGTGAATTAGATATTGTTGTAATTGAATTTAAAAAGAGAGGTTAAATATTATGGGACAGAACGCAGGTTATACTACAACCGTTGAATACGTTAAAGAAACTTCATTTGGTACGTTACCTACGAATCCTGAAATGGAATGGATTGGTATTGTTACTGATGCTAAGTTTACGGATAAACCGAAATCGTTTTCCACACGGTATTTTACGGATGCCACTTACACTGATCCGAAGTCTGCTGCCTATAAGCATATTAAGACTGTAATGGAAGCAGGCGTAGAGATTGAGTATGTGCCACAGGGCATTTTAGATGGATTTTTAGGATTTGCACTTGGTGGTGATACTTCTTGTACTGGTCTTGTAGATGGTATTAATTCCGTTACGATTGGTGCAATTATCACAGGTGGGACGAATAAGTATCTTCTCTACAAGGGATGTGTAGTTGATGAGTTTACGCTTACCATTCCTGAAGATGATGTGCTGAAGTGTTCTGCTAAGTTTACTGCTGCTGATGCCACCGCACCTTCCGCTTCTGATTATATTGGAACGGGTAGTAATGCAACGGAGAGCACCGATGCAATGCTTACATGTGATGATGTTAGTGACATTCAGTTAAGCACAGACAATGGTTCTACCTGGTCTGATGCTACTGATATTGTGCGTGAGATTGAGTTGTCTATTTCCAATAAGAACGTCTATCTCAAGGATCTTGCCTCTACTAACAGCACCCACATTGCAGGTGTTGTAAACGTGGGTAAGGACGTTAAACTTGGTCTTGAACTGTATTATGATGATCTTGACCTTCTTACACAGGTTCGAGCACTTACACAGTGTGGATTTAGGTTTACCATTGATGGTAAGACGTTTACCCTTACCGGGGTTCAGTTCCCTGAGTATCCCCTTGATATCAAGCCTGATGAGGTTATCGGGGATAAGATTGAATCGCTGCAAGTTACCGGGCTTACTATAACCTAAATATTTTTGCTGATTACTATGGTCAACGTTACTATTAACAATGAAACATATGAACTGACTGATGAACCTTACCACGGCATTGTGCGTAAAGTTCGTAAGATGCAGAAAGCAATGCTTATTGATCTTCTATCCAGGTTCAAGGATGAACTTGACGATAGTATGAAAATTGAAGATGCTCTTGCTATGATTGCAAACAAGCATCCCGATGAAATTATTGAATATTCTGAGCGTGAGGAAGATTTCATCGTGATTGCTACGATTTCACTCGCTACAAATAAGATGTGGACGATAGAGGACTTTGACACTGTTCCTATTGGGGAAATGGATAAGATTTTCCAACAGTGTAAGGATGTTCTTGGTGGCGATGTGAACCGTTTTTTCAGAGGTTACGCGACGAATACACAGGAAGCGCCGAAGGAACTCAAGTTGAAGAAGAAGTAGGACAACTTTCTTTTTCAAATAATAAAGTAGCAGAAGTGCGTAAGAAACTCAAGGGACGTAAATATTTACGCAATCTTCTAGAAGAAGATACCTATTACAAGAAAATAGCACGATGGAAACATGCATTGCGTAATGGGTCTGACGATGAAGATTTTGCAGACTTTGTATTAATTGATGCTTTTGGTTGGTCATGGGATGATATAAACAATATTCCAGAACAAAAGTATCTTGCTATTTCTAAAATATTGTCCTTAAAGAATGCTGAAGAAGCAAAGCAGATTAAACGGCAGAAGCAGAAGAAAAGGTGAGATTGATGCAACTTGGAGATAATGACATTGTAATTTATGTTGGCGGTAATATTACTGACTTACAAAATAAGATGGCACAGGCACAAAGTATTACTGCCGCTACAAGTGCATCAATGGCTACTACATTCAATCGTGCAATGCGTAGTGTAAGCGATACAATGCGAAGAACGGGTAACACCCTGGTTGGTTCTGCTGGTGCTGCTTCTGTCGCAATGGTCTATCCTCTTTCTCGTATTTCTAGTTCCATTTTTGAAATCGGTAGTGAACTTGATTCATGGTCGCAGAAAACTACCGCTGTTTTTGATTTGATGGGACGTGATGCAAACGATGTTAAGAAAGATTTAGAAGAATTTGCCTTTTCCCTTGCCGGAAGTACAATGTTCTCCGCTAATGAAATTATGGAGTCCATGTATGGAATGGCACAGGCAGGTATGCAAATTAATGATATTTATACTATAATGCCTGAAGTCATTAATCTTGCAACTGCACAAAATACGGATCTTGATACCTCTTTTAGATTACTTTACGGAACATTGCAAGCATATAAATTAGAAGCGTCCGAAGCATCTAAAGTAACTCACGCTATGGCAGCATCAATGAGTGCTTCGGTTCTTGATATTGAAGACTTAGTGTATGCGTTAAAGTATATTAATCCAACATTTGCTGCGCTTGGTTACAGTTATAATGAAGGATTAACAATGGTTGCAATGTTGCGTGATTTAACCTTCACTGGTCAGAATGCTGGAAGAATATTACGTGACGCTTTTACTGATTTAATTGCTCCTACTGCCGAATCAATGAATATTATGCGTAAGTGGGGCATTTCAGTTTATACCAATGGTGAAGAAATTAATGGGTTAGTTGCTCAATACTATAGTGCTGCTGAGGCTCTTGAACGGTTAAAGAGTGATACATCCGCTTCTAATGACGAAATACAAAGACAACGCGATTTCATTCTCGAATTAGAAAAACAAATGTTGGGTTTAGATACTTCTTCAGAACAATGGAAGAGTTTAAATGAAGCATACAAAGAAGCATTATATACCGAAAAAGTAATGAAGAATGAAGTCAGGAAATCTAATTCTGAAATTGAAAAGCAGACTGCAAAAGTAAAAGCCCTTGAAAAACAAATTAATGAGTTCGCCGCTACTGGAATGAAAGCGCCTGCTGAAATTCTTAATGAATTATGGAAGGCGCAAGAAGCGGGCATGACTGAAGGAGAGTTCTCTACCATTTTTGGTAAACAATCATATGCTGCAATGTTGCAACTCACCAGAGATAGGGAAAAATATGCTGATGTTTTAGAGTATGTTACTTATACTGAAGGTGAGTTAAATGAAGCACAAAGACAAGCGGATATTGTAACTTCTTCTACTGCTGCAAGTTGGACTATTTTAAATAATCATATAACATCAGCGGCGGGTGAAATTTATAGATCTGTAGCACCTGCATTAAAAGTATTATTTGATTCGTTAAATGAGAACTTTGACGGTATTAAAGAGTTTTGTATTCTTGTAGCACAGAACTTTATTCCTATCTTACAAGATATTGCTAATCGTGTAATTGGTGTTGTTGAATGGTTTAATGGACTAGATGAAGGAACAAAGAATCTTATTGCCAAAATAACAGCAATGGGTGTTGCATTTACACTTATTGGCATTCCAATAATGTTATTTACTGGTATTATTATATGGACACTTTCACCAATAGTAAATCTTATCGGTAGATTAGGACTTGCAGCAGAGCGCATTAGTATCTTACGTGCAGGGATGGTTACATTCAATCCTGACGCTGTAATCTTTGGTAAAAACATAATGGATATCAAGGATTTGGTAGGGGCATTTGCATCTTCATTACTAAACATAAATGGACCACTAACCGTTGTTAAGAGTGGCATTGCAACATTTGTAGGGACATTCAAAACTCTTGGTGTTGGTGGTGCAGTTCAGAAGTTACTCTTAGGTGGACTTTCAGGAATTTATGGTGCTATTACAGGTGTGGGTGGAGCATTTACAGCTGCTATTCCCGCAATCATGGGTGCTATTACAGCATTGTTACCCTTAATTGGTTGGATTGCTTTAATTGTAGCGGCAGTTACCGCACTCTGGTTTGCCTGGAAGAATAATTGGTTTGGAATCAGAGATATTACTGCCAATGCTATCGCGTTCATAATGGATCATATTAAAATTCTTACTGATTTTGTTAGTGAGACGTTTGGTGTAATCTTTGATAGTATTTCTAATTTAATTGATGCATTTATTAATGGTGATATAAACGGACTGTTCAATGCTTTAGGTAGTCTTATTGGTGGAATCATCAGGTTAGTGGCTGGTTTACCGCTTAAGATGTTTGAAACTGGATTCCGTATGATCGTTGATTTCTGTAAGGGAATCATTGATGCTTCACCGAATGTTGGTTCTTCACTTATTGAATGGATCTTAAATGGTGGAATCCAAGAGTTTATTGTTAGTGCAATTAAAGCGGCTGTAGAAGCAGGTGCAGCATTTGTAAAGGGTTTCATTGACGGAATTATGGGTAAAGCACCTGATGTCAAAGAGAAGGCTGAACCTGTAGGCAAGGCAGTTACAGATGGCATAAATGATGGTGTAGAGTCTGGTTTACCCGATGTCTATAAAACAATGGAAGATGGTGCTGTTAAAAGTGCAAATATTTTTGAACAGAAATTCAATGAAACGTTCAGTAAAGTAGATACTAAGAATCTTACTGATGATGAATTAAATAATTTTAAGGCACTTGAACTTTCAAGAAAGGTTGTTGATTTAACAGATTTAACAGATGATGAAAAACAATTTATTGGTGAATTACAAGCTTTAATTGAAAAAAATGGTGGTGAAATACCAGAGAAAGTAAAGAAGAAAATAGATGAACAAGTAAAGGAACAGAAACCCTGGGCTGCTTTCCATGAAGAGTTTAGGAAAGAGTTTGATTTAATTCTTCTAGAATGGAGTGCCATGAGTTTTGAAATGGCCCTAGAAATGAAAAAAGGATTTAAAGCGGCAGAACCTTTTATCAAACTTACTGATGGACTCCAAGATGAAGAAAAACAGTTGATTGGTTTCCTTGAATCTGTAGCATCTGAATCTGGTAAGTTACCTGAAGATTTACAAAATGCGTTAAACACTAAACTGGAGATGAAACAACCACTTGATGAATGGTGGACCGATTTCTACCAGAAGTGGAAGGATACAGAGAAATTAGTTGAAGAGAAAATAAATGAAGAACCTTTAACTATTAAAGTTGAACTTGAATTTATACCGAAAGAAGAAGTAAAGGAAGAGGAAGTAGAACAAGAAAGGATTTATTCAAAGGAAGAATTAGAACAAAAGGCAAGAGAATCATCATTACTTTTCAATAATAACTTTGCTGATGTTCTTACGGGTAACACAAGTGCAACCGGACTGAAAGCGATTATAAACGGTGAGATTGAAAAAACTGTAGAGGGTGCAGGTAAAGCGGGTAAAAGTGCTGCAAAAGAATATGCATCTAATTTCACTAGTGGATTACGAGAAGAGGACATTGATAGGTTGTTCATGGGTCCAGTAGTGTATGATTTTAATTTACCAACCAATGAAACCATTGTGTCTGACGTAACACAGACTGTCGACATTACTATTGAACCCACTACCGATGAGGAGAAGAAAGAACAGATAAAGGTTGATTCTAACACTGAAGGTAAAGCATTAATTGAGTCTTACAAGAAAGGTGTAGAAGAGAAAAAACCTGAACTTGACGCTACGGTAGAAACAGTAAAATCATCGATCCTTGAGAAGTTGAATCTTGCAGAGAAGGCGTATGATCTTGGTTACACATTTGTCAATTCCTTCACGAATGGTATATTAGCGGCACTTCCCGAACTTCAAGCGGCAGTTAATCAGATGAATGGTATTCTGAACAGTGTAGAAGCACCACCTGTCAGTGTTATGTATAATGGTAGCGGCACTACGAATAACTATGACATTGATGTAAACCTTAATAATGCGATAATTCGTAGTGAGCAGGACATAGATAAACTTGCAGATGCCGTGTATGAACGTATTAGTAGGAATGCGGGGTTAACAGCATGAAGGCAGTTCTCCGTGGACTACGTGATTATAATGTCAATTCCTTCACGGTTACTCTGAAGAGTAATGAGAAGAAATACTGTGTTGTTACCATCTCTGCAAAAGACTACTACACGCTTCAGAGTGAATCGGAGTTGATGTTGATTGTTGATGGAATGGAAATATTCACTGGCGTAATCAACAAAATCAATTTTGATTACCAGAATAACAAATACACTATTACCCTTGATGAACTTGCTTACAAGTTGGCAATAGACTATGATTTATTGAAAAAAGGTGAGAGTTTTGACATCACTTACACCTCAACCACCTCTGACATCATCTTGTCAGAGATCCTTGCTAATACAGCGTTTACAGTGGGCTACGTGCCATCACAGACTATTGCTGAACTAAAGGGTGACAAACTTAATTGCTACGAGTGGTTGCGTTTACTTGCTAATAATTGTGTGTGTGGTCTTGATGCTGATGGAAAGTATACTACTATTACTGATAACATTGTCTCTGAACAAACTGCGTGTGATGTGTGGACGGTAGGAAATGAAATTTATATCGGTGTCAATGGTTGCACTCGTAGTAATAAATCAAGTCATACCTGGAACAAAAAAACATGCGACATAACCAATGCAATTATTGATATTCCAGAGATTGAAGTTAATGTTCATCCTGTGCAGAAGGTTATTGTAATTGGTAAGGATGGTGTTACTGGTGAGGCAAGTGTAGGCACTAGTCCCACTATTGTTATTACAGATGATTCTTGTGCGGATGCAGCAGCATGTGAGAAACGTGCAAAAGATGAATTGAGTAAGCAGAATAAACTCGCATCACTCACGATTAATGTTGATCCTGATTTGTTCTACTCAAAGGCGATTGAACTTGGTTGTCACGTTACTATAAGTGAACCTGCATTCATCGCTGGTACGTATGAGATTATTGAAATGGAAATTACTCAAGATAAGTGTAGTATTACCCTTGATAGACCAAAGAAACGATTAGAAACTATACTTGATGATTTGAAGCGTCGTGTGAATTTAATTGAGAGGTGGAGATAAATGTATATTGGAGATATTTATATTCCGTATGTATCGGAATTTTCAATAAATAAAACCACCAAAGATAGTAAAGAAACTAACTTCATCTCTGGCGATGCTGATCTTGATGAGACTGCACCGAAACTGAAAGAACTTACTATAGCGGGTGTTGCAGCAGCATATGGAAATAAAACTTCTGATGATTATGCTGATGATCTTGAAGCAGCATTGATTCGTAATTCTGCCTACAATATTGTCGAATATAATAATAAGAAGGGTTACTTTGTCCTTACTGATATCGATATACCTGACACAGTAGAGAATCAAAATGCGCGTGAGTTTACTGGAACAGGTAAATTCCTTCCTGCTGCTCGCTATGAGTGTTCTTATCGTGTAGAGACTGATTATGTTGATAGTGATTTTGCAATACAGTTTCCCCCAATCATTGCCCTTCCTACAGGTGCAACCAATGTAAGAATCAAATCACCCTGGGAAATTATGTTCATTGATGAATGGCATGGAACTGTGGGCAATGATGGTAAGATATCTATATTTAAACCGTTTCCTATTTTTGATGCTGATAATTATGCTATAACATCTACAGGCACTAAAACGTTTATGGAGTCTGCCTACGGATGTTTTGTAACAGTCCTTGATGCACAGAATGAGAAAACAGAATGGACTACAACAGTAGGAACAGACTTACCTAAAGGACGTTACAAGATTGTATTCCGCTTACAGGATTTAAATGTTGCTGATGATATATCCGTGACCGTAACGGGCAATAAAAGTGGTGAATTAATTAATGAAATATTCACAACAGGTAAAACTACATGGACTACCATTGAGACTTCAGAATTTGAGGTTATAACACATGAAACGTTGTCTGTTTCCATAAAGAAGGTAAAAGCAACAACAAATACAATCAAAGTAAACTACGGATTCATTCTTCCTACCTATACTGCAAAGGTAGTATTTGAGAATGATACTGAAGTAGATTGTGGTAATGTCAAGGTGTTTGATACCAATGGTTCTACAAATGAATCTGATTGGAAACAAGTGTTTAATTACAACCATGACTTCTCTACGGGTATAGTTATTCAAAACTCATTCTTCCGTTGGCATGTGGATACAAATGAGATTTGGAATAATACAGGTGAGTTAACCAATCTCATCAATAATCAGGTAGGAAGATTATATCCACGTGCATTTAAAAATAATAATGTCAGTTACATTGTAAAGGAGATTCGTCCTGATCTGGTTGAAATTGAGTTTTCTCTATTCAATGGTGAATCAGATGCAAATGCAGAAGATTGTAGGGAGATAGTTCTTGTCCGGTTTACACCTCTCTATGTTACGTTTGAATTAATCCGCAATGGAACATTCAAGTGGGATTGGCATATTGATTTCAGCACTATGCCATCCTGGAAGGCGATTAGTGCGCCTTCTAACTTAATGGTAACATCATCGTTAGCAAACACTGAACATACAAGTGAGAATGGTATCTTTACAGTAATATTTGATGAGTGTATTGCAGGTGTTTGTAAGTCTAAAAACAGTAGTGCATTAGTGCTTGGTGAAGGTGGTTTGTATGTAAACAATACTGCTGAATCGGGCAACTTTATGTTTACACTCTTTATGATTTCTGGTTCACTTGGTTCACAGTATATATTTCAGAATACAACTGACGCGCAAGTAACAAACGTGCAAAAGAATAGAATTTATGATGATTTCTCGATAGATTCATCAAGTGAATATATTGTAGAAAATGGTAGTAATTTTACTGAAACTTATGGCAATGGATTGCGAATACAAAGCGATAGTGATACGATTGTTACAAAGAAATTAAAGAATTTAAAATTGGGAACTGGAAGATATAAAATAAATTGCACAAATGTATCAATGAAACCAGTAACACGCGAAGTTGGTATAATCATTGCTAGTGATCCAAATTATGATAATACATATTATGTGTGTTGTGTTGAGTATGATAAAACGCAACCCACAGGTGGCGACAAAACTAAATTAAAATTGTTAAAATTTAAAAGAAATCAAGGCAGTCAAGGAACATATGGAACCAATGGTTATGGTAAATATGGTTATGGTGCTGATGGGAGTGAAGTTGTTGCAGCAGTAGCAAATATTAATATGAGTATAGGTTGTGTTATTGAATGTGATTATAACAAAGAACAACGTAAATTTGAAATATATTGTTATAAAATGACAGAAGAACGTCCATCTAAGCCTCAGATAATTTATGTTGGCGATGAAACATTTGATTATGGTAATGTTGGTTTGTTTACTCGTGTATCTGAAGCAGGTGTTGGTAATCTTGATACTATTTTCTGGGAATTAGAAGTATCTGATTCAATGATCTATGAAAATGTAGGTTATCCATTTACTGTAATTACAAGCCCATCACATGGTGGAGTAATGGGCATACAAGCCATTGATATTTTTAATGGTAAAATTGGTCAAGATATCGATGTTGGACGTTATAATTTAGTTGTTCAAACAATCTCAACAAAACCTGTAACTGCGTTATATTTAAATTATGTTAACACTACGAAAGGTAAAACACTTGCTATTAATTCTGTTACACAGAATGAAGAAATAGGTGGTGATGCAATATTAACAACATATAACCGCATTATTGAGTTTAAAGAATCTGATGTTGGTGATAATGCACGTATTTTCATTGAAAAATTTGTTAATACATATATTGGTATAAACTTGGTTACTTACGCTGCACTTATTCCAATTTCAAATACAGAAGGTAGTGAAATTATAACACCAACAAATCTTTCCTTTGCATCGTTTAATGAACAAAACTATTACAGAAATCTTGAACCTAAAGAATTTGGTTCAAATCTGTTGAATAGAAAATATAAATCATACAGGTGATTAAACATGGCAAATACTTATACTCCGAAATTAAATTTAGCAAAACCGGCACATGGTGATGTTAATTGGCACATTCCAGTTAATGAAAATTGGGATAAGATTGATACTGAATTAGATAAAGCATTAAAAATAAGTGGGACGACGATTGACGCGGATAAAAACTGGAACGGGAAAAGTATCACGAATGTGAACCAAATACAAGCCGCCTCCGCGAATATAACCGAAATAACAACGTCGAGATATTCACTGCTTCCGGACAGCACCCTTTGTTATGCCGACAATACAGAAGTATCGCGGGAAGGGGGCACCCCCACCATAGTCAAAACGGCCCCTCCGGTGCCCGCCGGGAGGTATGGGACAGTCACGGTTTATTTCAACCTAAAAACGACCCAATCCGCGTCCAGGTATGCCGCACACCTCCAAATCCATAAAAATGGCGTATCGGTGTATTCCACCAGAACAGACTCGTATTATTATGTCGATTACGCAACAAATATCAACGTGGCTCCAGGGGATGTTTTGGCGTTAGCACTCTTTGCTGAACCCTACGTTACCGCGACGAACACCCGATTTGAAATTCATGCGATCACGTTGCCGGGAATTATAAATTCACTTAGATGGTAGGGGGACAGACATGGTAGCAGGAGCAGGTATGCATATGATCGTATGCATAACCCCGGCACCATGCTCTCCCAAAAATATAATTACTTAATATAAATTATAATTCATCTAAAAACAATAAAAAGGTGATATAACATATATATAGGTGATATTTATTTACCTATTCTTTCCAAAATTGATAAGAAATCTGTCTCGAAAATAACCAAAGAAATTGCAGGTATTAACGCTAAAGAATCGAGAACTGTTTCTATTCGTAGGAATCTGCAACCGATTACTCTTGAAGGTTATCTTTACAATGATGGTGAAAAGGATGATGCACAATACGCAGAAGATGTAGAAGCATTACAGTATCGTTCTGCTGGATATTGCTACACGAAATATGCAGACTTAGATGGTTTCATTGAGATTGAAAATGCTGAGGCACCACAAACGTCAGAGGAGTTAGGTGTAAGGAATTATACAGTGGAAGGAAAGTATCTTCCTGCGAGCAAATATGAGCGTGTAGTGGAAGTGGAAACAGAAATGCGTGGGAATGAATTTAATATAGTGTTTCCTCCGCATGTTGCTCTTCCTGTGGGGGCTACAAATGTTAGAGTCAAGACTTCGCAGGATAGTGTGAAATTATCTGCACCTGCATTTATGGCAGGAGATATACCGATTTATAGACCGTTCCCTGCATTCTATCCTGATGATGTTACACATTCAGCAGGTGATACTCCGAAGTATGATACTACAGCGTATAAGATGTCTTACAACTTACTTAGTGCAAAGGATGAATCTATTTCTTACACGTTTGTATCGGGTGTGGATGTCCCTCTTGGTTCTTACTGTGTTGTCCTACGCATGAAGAGTGATGCTACAATCGCATCAGACGCACGTATCGTTGTTTTAAGCGGGGATAATGTTGTAGTTGATAGTTTACATACCCTCGTAGGTGATAATGTCTGGAACATAGTAAAATCTGCATCCTTTAATATTACACAGAGAGGTATAACCTACACTATTAAGGTTTCTAAGGTAGAAGCGGATGTTGCCAACCTTGCAGTCAACTATGGATTCCTCCTACCTGAAAAGAGAGCGCGTGTTGCATTTGATGTAGCGGCAGAGTATGATGTAGGCGAGTGTAAGGTATTTGATACTATTACTACGGATTCTGAAGAGTCTACATGGATACAGGTATTCAATCCTGAGCATGATTTTGCAGGTGACATTGTTGTTCAAAACTCTATGTTCCGGTGGGTAATCAAACAAACTGCCTGGAAGGATGCAACTAAGGTTTACAACATCTCTGGTAGTGCTCCTGTTGAAATTGGTAAACTGTATAATAAGGCATTTGGTGATGATTCGGTTGCAATCAAGTTTAAGGAGATTAAACCTAATTACCTGAAATTCACTTTCGAGTTAGACACAGGTAATGCAACATCAGAGTCTACAAGTGCAAAAGAGATTGATACTGTTGAGATTACACCATTCAATGTTGTAATTGACAAGGATGTAATTGGTGCTTACAAGGATCATTATACATTCGAGTCTACACCCGATGTAATGATAGAATATGAGAATGGTGTCATTGCAGGTATTGACTCAAATAGTATCTACGGTTTGATTAAGTCTGTTAATGTTACGAGCAGTTATGATGGAGATATTATTGAAACAACGGGTAATGAATCGAGTGATTCTTATGTAGTGCCTTTTGTCATTCCATGTGAAATTACATCTTACTTGTATAAACAGGCAGCAGATTTAGTTATTAGCAAGGACAACGGCGATGTCGAGCGCAAGTTCTTCAAGGATGATTTCAGTGTTGATTCCAGCGACAACTATACTGGACACGATGAAACTTCCAAAGGTTTCTATACATGGGATACTGCAAATAGCAAGTTGGTTTGGCAGGTTACATCAATATCTTCTAATCAGGCTAATATCTACAATCCAATAACGGCAGGACAATATGGAATTTCTTCAGTATCGTTTAAGTGTACGGATTACGACGAAACATATGTGCAGACTATCGGTTTGATCGTAGCAAAACGGGGCGATGTTTATGTAGGAGCCGTTATTCGTCGTGATACTGACGGCAGGAACAGATTCGTGATATTCATGGGCAGTTGGGAGGTACGTGGAGACACTGGATTAACCATCGGAGTTGACGTTTTCGATGGTGCGACGTATACCATCACTGTTGAAACAACCCCAACAGGAATTAATGGAAAGGTCTATCGAGAAGGCGTGTATGTGAGAGGATACACTGTTCCATACGCCGAGTTTAGAATGTATACCCCGCCCACACCCGATGAATTTGTGATCGGATTCGGTTCTCAGATAGGGGCTGCAAAAAATATTACTTGTGAGGTTTACGACCTGTCGTTTAAACCAACCATATCTTACGCCGACGACTTCTCCACCGATACCACCGAGCGGTATCAGGCAGTTACCGGCACTGTCACGTATGACGATACCAACAAGCGGATGAACGTCACCACAGCGACAGGAGCGAATGGAAAAGCATCCGGCAGGTTGAAGTCCTACAAGTTCTGTGAAGGCGCACAACAATTTGATGTAACGCTCCCTGTCGGCGCAGACGGGGATTTCATCTGCTTGGTCACTCATGCTACCGATCCTGCAATGACAAATGGTATTGGTGTAGGATTACAGTCTGATGGTGCGGGGAACTGGAACCTCGCAACCTTATCTGGAACTACGGTTACTGAAGGGGCACCAAGCGGGTTGACTGATGGCAAGACTGCACGCATTGAGATTGAGAAGGACAACACAGGAGCGTATTGGTATTATATCTATGATGCTGCTGGACCCAAACCGACAACGGCAACGGGGAAACTCTTCACCACGTTATCAGAGGGTTACACCGGATGGTATGCTAACGGTAACAGCAAGACCTATGCAATTGAAAATATCTCCATTCGCGCTGAATCCATCGTTGGACGGACGAATGTCGAGGTGACCGAGCCGTTCTGGTTCAGGGATGAGTTTGGAGAGGATTCGATTGGTCGCATATCTCGGGCTGGATACAATGGAGTTGGATCTGCATATTCTGTGACATCTGGAAAATTGGTTCAGTCAAATGTAGGTATCCGGTCTATAATTGGTGTAATTTCTCCCAAATTAACTGGAGAGACAACATTCAAACTTAGTGCTGCTGGGACAGATACCGACACCGATAATGAAACCATTATAGGGATATCTGTCAGTGATTCGAAGTCTAACTATACAGATGACAATGTAATTATAGTGGGCGTTGCAGCAGCCGGGGACACAACGAAATACAATAAAATTTATGCTCGATGTGGAGATTTAACCTCCTCAACAGAAATTGCATATACGTATACTGCCGGTGTTCAGACAGAATTAAAGATAGTGTATGCTCCATCTACGGGAACCTTCACCATCTATGATTCGTCGGATGTGTTAATCGGCACTCTCCAACATGCAAACTACATCAAGACGGGTAGTTATTATGCCGGTGTTGGAGCATGTGCGAACATGACTGCAACGCTCTGCGCCGAATGGGATTATGTGGAAATCTCCGGCACCCGAGTCTACAATAAACCCATCCACCGAGGAGCAATGCTTGAGACATATCACGATGGGACACAGGAGGTTGTAGGGACTACGTTTATTGATGATTTTAACTGGGATAGAAGTGCCGAAGTCATTGTAGGTAAGGGAACGTATACGTGGGATACTATTAATGGTAAAATAACCTGTGCTACCTGTTCTGGTGATTATTCTGGATTGAGATTTGGTAATTTGCAGTTTGGCGATCAGTTTGCAGAAATCATAGTTACACCCACTGTTGATAAAACTGCATTTTATGTATTTAATTGGGACGGGTCATATGATTCAACCACAATACCTAACTTGATTGATAATTGTTACTACATAACACTTGTTGGCTCGTCTGGAGCACCCTCGTTTGAAATTAAAAAGCGCGTTGCTGGTGTAACTTATACATTGTCAGCAAATCCGGTCGCATATACCGCCACAAACCCGCATGTCATAAAACTACTGAAAGTTGGTTCGACAATTACCGCATCGCTTTATACACTCGATGGAGTATTGATAAAAACGGTAACGGTAACAGATTCTACATTTTCGGTAGGATATGTTGGACTTGGAACCTGGAGTACAGGTTCGAGTTTCCACAGTGTAAGAGTCATTGGTCTTGAATCGACCAGCACCAACGGAATTGTTGCCTGCATCCCGCCAATAGGGGGCGGGGCGAGATATGGGGTAGAAGAATCTGTTTACAACACTTTCACTACTGAAAATGTAAACAAAGGTGTATACCTCACTACTGCAAGGGTAAAAACAACTAATCCAAATGCAGATGAAGTATCGCTTGAATATACCAATGATACTACTTCCATTACACTAAACACTACTCCCATTGATGTAGATGCAACTTACACTGTTAAAACTGCACCAATTACCATTGATGCAAATGAAACTGATACCTTACGTGTAAGTGTGAAAAATTCTACTGCTTGTGTTCAATCTACAAACTATGTAGAGTCTCTTTCCCTGATTCCCGTTTCAGGTGATGATGTGTTATACCCACAGGATTTAGCATTTATCAGTGGTGTAAAACCGTCACAGAAGCGTAAGGTGGAGGTGAAATAAATGTTACGTAAAATAGAATATCAAGGTGATTTTCCAGAAATGGAAAATCATATTCAATTTTCTGTAATAGAAGTTCAAACAAAAGAAGTAGTCATTGATGAGTTTACAGAACCCGAAGAGTATAATGTTGCATACCTCGATGTTGCTGAAACTTATCAGGCGATTGTTGATTACGAGACAATCATTTCCTACGATGAAGAGGGTAATGAAGTAGAGGTGCAGATTCCAATCTACGAAACATTCACAGTAGACATGGATTCATTCTCCCTTCCTGCTACATGGGATGAAATTCAGAATGTGTTACACTTTGATTTCAAGATTAAAGATAGACTCTATACCTTCTGTAACACTCCAGGAGCGATTAAAGTAGGATTACAAGATTCTATCATATGCAGAACCGTGTATGAACCTGTTACAATCAATTATGGTGACAAGGGTAACATAACACAGAAACAGTCCTACATTAAGCGTTTTGAAATGCCTACTGTACCTCCACTTATGGTAGTCAATGGTATGTTCACTTTACAGAATGATAGCAATGTGTTTATTGATCAATACACGAAAGAACAGATGACACTTGAAGATATTGAACTTTACCGTAATGGTGAATATATTAAGAATTTTAGGTGAATAAGAATGAATGAATTTGGTAATGCGTATATAGAAAAGGTTTGGTGCAATTCTGTTAAGTCTCCTCGTCCATTGAAGGTGATTCCTTACAAGAAGGATTTTAAAGTATTCTTCAGTGTGAGGGGAACAGAAATAGGTAGAATAACGATTGGTATATTTGTGGATGATATTCTGGATCAGATGCTTACCACGAATATTCTAGAGAAAAATAAGAGTCTTGCAATTTGGTTTTGGTATCCTTACAAGCGTAAGCAGATAGGTAAGCATGTAATCCAGTTCAAGATTGGTGAGGCAACCGATAGAACGGCAGATTCCGTTACGTGGAAATATACTTCTGATAAATATATAGTTGAGGTGAAATAATATGGATAGTGTATTACAATTTATTTTAAACGCTGATGTTCTTTTTTTCCTCTTCTCTACTCTTCTTACAATTGGAGTAGGTTATTTTGTGGGGAAGGGTTTTTCCTTCAAAGAGATTCAAGACATAATTGATGTAGCCAAGGAAAGTTATGAGGATGGGTATATTGACCCTGATGAAGCACGATTGATTTACAAGGAGATTGAAGATGTAATTGGTAAGGATTGGTTTATTCGTCTGATAAAACTAGTAAAGAGGTGACACATGAAGTTTGATTTTGAGAAGTTTAAATACTATTTTTTAACTCTACTTGCTACACTATTTGGAACACAGCGAGTAAAACCGATTGAGATTGATATTTACATCGAGGACAACATTGATCCTGAATTTGTGAAGAATTCCCTCTACCTTATTCCTCAACTGTGGAAGTTCAACTTCCTTACCGAAGCACCTAAGTATCGTGTAATGACAGGAGATTGGAAAGGGTTTCTCATTCCTGAAGCGGATGATACTGTTGTAATCTTTGATGGTAAGTCCCGTAATGCTAAGTATGCGGGCGGTTGTATAGGAAAGAGTGTTGGTGTTGCAAAGAACACATGGGACACTGATGAACTTGCATTTGGATTACGTATTTGGCATGAACTTCTCCATGCGCAGAAGATTGATTCCGATGCAATGTTACGTAGTCCAGAGTTTGAAGAATGGTTAGAATCACAGTTTAGTTACGTTTTAAAAGAGAATAAACCTGCATACGAACATTCAATGCAGTTTCAGATACTTTTCTATAACTTCCTTACGCGGAAATTTGTAAGAGGTTAAATCCTCTTACCTTTTTTAAATCTCTTCAATTCTTTGAGTAAAACAGCATTATTTTGGCATGTTGTTTTGAAGAGGTATATTTACCTGTCTGAGAAAAGATAGGGTGCTAAACTCTATAGTTTTGATAGTAAAAAAGGGTAATAATTTGATTCTAGTATACTATTACACGACCACAAGAATCAAGAGTAAACCCAAGTTCATGGTTGATATTAGAGCATGTTATAATCTTACCTGTTTTTTTATCGATGAATAAGATATTACCGCACCATATAGGTTCACCTTTTTCATCAACAAGTTCAAGGGCAACAGTTTTCTTACCATCCTTGAGGTTGAAGTAAACATTCTCACACTTCTCTTTTTCTGTGTAAATACCTTCAACTGCCATTTACACCACTTTTACTCTACCCTTTTCATCAAGTTCAAAACCAATCATGTTGTTTACATCTGGTTCTCTTTTAATCTCACCTGTTTTATTATTAATTGTGCAGATGAAAGGTGCATTAATATCAACACCATTTTTATTGACAATTTTGATAATTACTTCATCATCATTCCACTCTTCAAGTTTAAAGTAAAGTCTCTCTTCACTCTTTACTTTCTCATTATAAACTCCAACAACACCCATTTATACTACCTTTACTCTTCCCCATAAATCAAGATCAAAACCAATTTTTTCAGAAACACTGTCAAAACGAGTAACTACACCTGTTTTCTTACTGATCATAAATATAATTGCAATTTCCTTCCCATCCTGATTGACAACACTAAGAACAACATTGTCACCACAATCAGTCAATTTAAAGAAGTATTTTTCCTCTTCCTTAATCTTCTCAGCGTTATAAACGCCACAAACCTTGTAACTCATCTTTCTTACACCAAACCTATGTTGTATACAATTAGTTTTACGGTGTTATATAAAAAGGTTTTGAAATTGATTCAACCTACACTATTGTGCAAAACTTATTCTGGATGATAATAACGATATAGGTAATAGCGCAAAGTATTTTCAACATTGAAACAAACGCTGTCAATAGAACCGTTTGCATCCAGAATAAAGTAACGATGTTTTCCTTCTTTTGCAAGTTTTATATAATTATCCTGAATCTTTTGTAATCGCTGTATTTCTTCTGTCATATTGTTTATCTTACGCCGTTTAGCATTACGCATAGCGAACACAGTAGGATTACCGTAAAGGAAGATAGTAATGTTAGGGAAAAGTGTGTTTCCATCAAAGAAGCGCATAATCTCATCGGGATCACGTTCAAGGATTACTCCATAACGCGCAATGATTTCATCCAGGTAGGAATCGGTAATCACAACCTTACCCTCTTCAAGAGCAGGTGTGATAAATGAATCAATATGGTCATAATGATCGAGTAGCGTAAAAAGTAACTGTTTCTCAGGGTTATCCTTATGTTTTTCAATCAATTCACGCATATCTTCAGCGTAAGGTTCACTAGTGTAAACAATATCTTCAAAATCAGTTAAGTTTTCCTGTAAATAGTTGAGGACAGTGGTTTTTCCACTTCCCTCAACACCTTCAATACTAATAATCATGTTTTATCACCTCATAAAAAGTTGAGTGCTTCTAATGTATCTTTAGGGAGTTTAATCTTTAGTGCATTATTCTTGTAATCAGTAATCAAATCAGAAAGTTTAGGATACGCTTCTAGCAACTTCTGTGCGCGTTTATCACCTACTCCAGGTAAGGACAGATAAATATCATAGAGTGGATTTGCACTTGACTTGACTTTCTTGTGCTTGACACTCTCTACTTTCTTACCCTTTCCTACCATTTCCTTGATTTTGAAAATGGCATGGTATAGTTGAGGTGCGGTATCAAACTGAATCATCTTTACATTATACCTTGCTGCTACAGAACAGAGGGAACCAACCGTATGTGTAGTTTTCCATTGTTTAGCGTAAGGGACATAATAAAGACTCTTGAAATTACCGTGTATGAAAAGATACGGTTCATCATATTGTTCAAGGTTAATAAGTTGAGTTTCCAATCTTCCGTCGCGCACAGAATTGATAAAGTCTGCTACAGATTTACGCTCAATGACAATCTTCTTCTCTCCATCAATAACCCAAGCGTAATCACCTGATTCCAAATATTCAAAACGGACTTCGACATTATACGTTTTTGCAATGCGAGCAATCTTATTTTGAACAGTTTTGGGTTCTCTTGTATCTACAATTAAGTATTCTATAATATCACCTGTATATTTTTACTAAATGTCTATCTTTCGTGCCATACTCTCTTGTAAAGTCACAGTAACCAGATAGAGGACAATACCCATACTGTTTGACAAGTTCACAACGCGGGAAAATAGGTTGGTTGTAAACATCAAATAGTCTATCAAGTTGTCGCTCCTCAACGATGCAATGATACGCTTCTGTGCGTCCATTGCGTGTGCTTACAAGATATTTCTCTAATATGTCCTTGATCTCACCGTAGAGGAAACCACTATCACGCAGATAGGTAATAAGCAAGTAGCGCCCTCTAAAACCTACTCGTTTTGTCATACTATTTATCAGTAAGGATGAAATGCATGGTGGAAGAGTTTTGAGTAGAGAATCATGCGAAATCTGCATACGAATAGCATCATCATACTCTAATTTATAGTCCTGTGCATCGATTGAAGAGTAGCGATTGATGTAATATTTTCCACCCACATCAAACATTTCCATGTTCAGGCATTTGTTACCATAAACCGTGTAATCACATGGATGCGGTTGATGTGTGGCCTTACGCTGAATAAACTTCAATCCACGTTCAAGATCATCTGTTGTAAGAGGAATACAATACCTTCCACGGCGATTGTTGAAAGTTCCAGGGATGGTTGCAACACGCGCAACATCGCCCATAACCTTTTCATCCATCGTAGTCAACTTGAACTTCCTTACAAAAAATGAATGTGCGCTAAAGAGTGCTGCTTTCTTATTCTTCAATTCCGCGTAATTCTTAGTGAAGAGGTAGAAGTGGAATCCTGCACCAGAATATAGCATCAGGTAGCGCATGTCACGCTTATCAAACTCATTTGAGAGTTTTACTGCTTCATCAAATGATTTCTCACCGTCAAGATCAAAGAATATCTTATCTACGTTAAGAAATGCATCATCATACACCTCAGAGGACGTATAATTGTAAATGGTAGCAAATACACGCTTGTATGATTTATAGCGATTTATCTGCTCGTAAAATTCCTCAGAAGTATTTGTTGTAATCCGGTAAGGAATTGCAATTTGACGCGGGAATGAATTGTAAAGCAACTTGTGAATAGTGACGCACACAATCTTCCACCACTATTCTATATGTAAAAAAGAGTTAATAAAGATTATTATTTAGAGGAAGTCATCCTGCATTGTTTCATCGTAAATCATGTCACATATGTAAGCGTATTCACAATAGTTGCACAACCAGGACGGTTTAGCATCAAACTTCTTCGCTTCAATCTTCTTTACTGTATTGTCAAACTTACGCAGAACAGAACGAATACGTTTCTCTTCCATATCCTCAATGAAAGAATCATTGGGACTTACCGTAAAAAAGATACCAACCTGATCAATCTTGATGTCTGTTGTTTTCTGCACTAGGTAGACATACAAGTGCAGTTCATCCAGGTAGTCTTTGTAATCACTTTCACGATACTTGCCCGTCTTATAATCAACTAGGATGTGCTTACCATCTTTTTCATATATTGCATCGATGATTCCCACAAGATTTTTCTCTTCATCATACAATCTACGTTCAGCGTAAGTAGCGCGATCTAAACCAAACATGGAAAGAATGATAAAGAAATTATCAATGTGTGTCTTGTAGAAATCATCCTTCATTAAGAACTGTTTATAATATTCGAATTCAGGTGAGTTTTTGTTATATAATTCAAACAGTTCATGGAGAGTGCTACCTTTCTTTGCAGCCTCATTAGATACTTTGTCCTCACCATAAATCGTGTAATTCTCGATGTAGAACTTACGAGGACACTTACGGTAAAGATTCATCTTACTCTTACTCATGCGGAACTTCAAATCCTTACCTCCTTACCGCTCATCCATGCCTGTAACCAACCACGCTCTGACCAATAACGACACATATCGACAAATGTGTAAGTCTTGTTCTCATACTCTATCTTACGAGGAATTTTCTTACCATTGACGAAATCAAAGAATGCTACTTTCATAACCAATTCAAAAGATTCAACGGTAATCCATCGTTCTTTTTGCATTGTTTCTTTATAGTAATAATGTGCAACTGACATCTAGTCCATCTCCGAAGTAATACAGTAATCTGAATATGTTTTTCTCACTATTATGCGCCTTAAAAATGATTTAAGGATAGAAATGAAATGCATGATCTTACAGTTCAACCTCACACTCTTTTTGATAATATTTGTGTTTCCAATTATATTTTTCTGCATTTTTAATCAACCTCTATTTCTTTCAGTAACCCATATATTAAAAACGATACAAGAACTATAATCCCTTGAATTGTATCATAATTAAATATGTAATCAGTAACAAATAAACCAAACACGAAACATACAATTAATCTAAGCAACCAATTATATTCTTTAATAAATAAATTAAATGTCAATTATAATCACCAACATCCATAGTCTGTAAGATTAATACATTCACCACAATATTCACATTCTGCCATTGTATCAAATCCAATGCCTGTTGTAGTAATATGTAAGTGAACTGTTAATTCATACTTATTTTCATCAAAACATCGCTCATGACGCTGAATGAATTGATTGAGTTGTACAAGTTCATTCTTGTTAAGTTCTAACATTATCCACACCTACTGTATCCACAGGCACACGTAACACAACCTTCAACCATACTCATGCGTTCACCACATTCAGGGCAGATGTTATATTCAGTTGTTACTTTCATTTTACGCGAAATAGGTGTTGGTTCTGACTCCTTATCAGGAATCAGACTTTCAATTACTCGCCCGACAACATCAGAGCATGACTTTCCATCACATTTACCTTCAGTGAATTTCTTGTAGGCCACAGGACAAGTAACATTACGTAGAGTCTTGATTATATCCCAAGTGGGAACATTCCAACGCATAGAGAGAGAAATCATCTGACCAAGTGCATCATTCATAGCGGTGCAACCACCTTTGTTGTTTATAATACACTCATACGGCTTGCCATCCTTCTCTGCAACAGAGATGATTAGTTTACCACAACCACTACGACGCTTACTGTTGGTTGCAGGAAGATCAGCATCACGCTTTGGTAGGATTCTACCGTTAGTAGGTGTAGGGGTAGATGTTGATTCTTTCTTGAGTTCCATAACAATATCATTTCTGCTACCTGTTACGTAAATGGTAACACCCTTACACTTTTTCTCATGAGCGTAAAGAATTGCATTTCTAATGTCATCTTTAGTAGCACTTGAAGGCATATTGATAGTCTTACTGATAGCAGCATGACAATACTGCTGAAACGCTGCCTGCATGTCAATGTGTGCCTTCCAATCAATGTCTAGTGCAGTTTTGAACACAGATTTAAATTCAGTAGGCAACCATGTAATATCCTGAATAGTTCCTGTTTCGTAAGCGTGATTAATTACTTCCTGCTTTTTCTTATCCCACTGTGAAAATTCATAATGAGTTTCAATATACTCATCCAACTTTTCTTCAAAGACCGGATCAACTATTAGGTATCCTTTCTTTTCGCCATCTACCCATGTGTAACGCTTATGCACTAGGGAATATACAGGTTCAATACCATATGAGGTTTCAGAGAGTGTTGCAATACTTCCAGTGGGTGCTATGCACGTTGTAGTAGCATTACGCATTGGAATATCTTGTAGGAACCATTGAGAACCCTCATAAGCGGGGAATGTGCCAAGTTCTTTTGCAAGTTTACGTGAAGTAGCGACAGAGAATTCATCAAGAATACTCATGACTAATTTTGCCTGATACAATGCATAAGAACTATCGTAAGGAATACCCATCTTCATAAGCATGTGATGGAATCCCATGTAACCTAATCCAATCTTACGAGTCTTTCTACTCGCGCCTGCAATCTCTTCAATAGGATATTTATTGAGATCAATAATTTTATCGAGAAATTCAGTTGCCTGTTCAATAGTATTAATCAATCTTGGGGTATCAAGTTTATTATTATCAATAAAGTTAGATAAATTTATACTGCCTAGATTACAAGACTCTCCTGGTAGTAGTGGTTGCTCTCCGCAATTCGAGGCTATTACGCCGTTGAAAATGCCAGTGTGATTCTTAGGTTCGTTGAAACAGTAAACCTTGTCTACAATTTCATTATTTTTTGTAATTGAAACAACACTAATAAATCTTTTTGCACTTCTATTGCAATTAACATCAATAGGAACTCTATGCGTTTTGAGTCCAAGTTCTTTAAGTTTTGCTACATCGGATGCAGCAATCACAATTCTATATGATTCAAGACATTCATACTCTTTTTGACCGCCATTTCCATCAGGCATTAATTTTGAACCTGCTAAACGCATAATATTAACAGATGTATTAATTCCAAGTGTGTTAAGCATATATTTTATCTTCATCAGGAAGTCTTTATCAACCGATGAAATAGTAATACTGCCTTCACTTGAATTTCTACTTCCATCACTATCAATGATACCTGCTAACCAATCTAATCTTGATCTGATTGTGTATTCACAACCAGGAACAAATACTTTGTCATAATCACCATCAAGGATAGCCAAAATTCTTCTATCACTATTTGGATTAATATATACTTTTTTTGCCTTTATATACTTTAAAAGTTCTTTCTTACCATCATATAACCAAATCTGATATTGATTACTTGCTGTATGATAACAACCATCACCACTGTAAAAGCCATGTGTATAAGCATTCTCAAGTTCTTTAATACCCTCAATAACAGGGTAATCACACTTGATAAGTTTGTCACCCACAACTAAATCTTTTGCCTCTTTTTTAACAATCTTACATCCATTACTTTTGTAACCATCTTGTAATATAAACTTATGATAAGGAGTGCATTTTACTTTATTACCATCGCTAAATGTTACTTCCATTACCTCTTGATTAAAACCAGTAACGCAAGGTGTAACAACACTCCACTCAAACCCATTCCAAATAGTAGTTTCCTTTCCTACGCACTCATCAATGCGCTTATATCCTTCATTGGTAAGAACCAATGTATCACCTGTAACACAGGGATTGGTTGCTTCAATATTACCAAGATGTTTGCAAGTATTATCATCATTAATTGTATTGTAAAACAGAATCCCAGGCTCACCATTGAGCATTATTCCTTCAATAATCTTATCAAATAATTCTTTTGCTCTGACTGTTTTGTAAATCTTGCCCTCAAAGTGAAGGTTATATTCTTTATCATTTTTTACTGCATTAATAAAATCATCATCAATCATTACAGAGATGTTAAAGTTAGAAAGATCACCTTCAGTATTCTTACATGTAATGAACTTCTCAATGTCAGGATGCCATATTGGAAGAATACCCATATTGGCACCTCTTCTTCTTCCACCTTGTTTTACTGCTTCAGTAGCAGCATTAAATACTTTCATGAAAGAAATAGGGCCGGATGCAACACCATCTGTTCCATTTACTCTATCACCTTCAGGTCGAAGATTACCAAAAGAAAAACCTGTGCCTCCACCCGTCTTATGAATCAATGCAGCATTTTTAATTGTAGTAAAAATACTTTCCATAGAATCATAGATTGGCAGAACAAAACATGCAGAAAGTTGTCCTAAATTAGTTCCCGCATTCATAAGGGTAGGCGAATTAGGCACAAAATCCTTATTCACCATCATGTCGTAATAGATTTCCCTCTCATCATCCGTATTTCCTACGTAGTCTGCAACTCTTCTACAAACATCTTCCCAGGATGATTCTCCTTCACGGAAATAACGAGCAGCAAGAACTTCATTAACAATCTCACTCATAGTAATCACCTGAACAATGTTTCGTAAGTGTAATCCTTTGCATCAAAGTAATCAGCACAGAACTCTGCTGTTTTCATGTCATCAAAATCCTTACACGAAAATACATCAATGTAGCAACAATCAGTCTGCTCACTGAAGTGTGCCGTAATACAAGACGTTTCAATCAGTTGCATTACAGAGTAACCGTAAAGATGAGGTTCAGTTCCAAAGCGTTCTGCAATCATATCTCCATGACGTTTCATTTCAATATAATTGCACAGATCAATCATCCACGCCTTGATATACTCAATGTCACAAATCTTTTCATGGTTGCAACCAAAAAGGTTAATGTGAACCGATAAACCAAAATCACCCATCATGTTACTCAACCTTCTCAAGTTTCATTACCATTTTCTCATACTTGTAATATTTGTTAGTCTTTTCAATAATGCGTGTCTGTGCATTTTTGATTACAGGTTCATCCATAGCCATTGCAAGAATCTGTCCTGTCTCATCACGGATTATGTATGTTGGTTTACCCGAAAGAAAGTGTGAAAATGTCGCTCTAACATACTGTTCATTCTTTTCCTGAGTTTGTTGCTTGTTTCTAACCATTTAATCAACTCCTATGAGTCTTTCAATATCATTTTTGTCTCGTATTATATAAATGTGTGGAATTAGGCTAATGTGTTGATAGCGTCCTACGGGTAATCCAAGTGCATCTGCAATGTATTTTTGAAGATGAACAAGTCCAAACGCATTCTGTCCAAACGCCGCGCACATATCATTGCTACGGAAAGTTACATTCATGCACAACTTTCCATCTATGATTACACATTGCACATGATTTAGACAGGGGCAATTCTCCATATCAAAATGTTTAGGTGGATTCCAAAGACTCATTACTGCTTGGCGAGAAGTAGGATGATCTCTAAGTTCATTAATTACGTAGGCAACCTGATTGAAAGTATCATAGTCCATAACTCTATCAGTTGAATCATTAATATACTCATAATCGAATAAAAGATTATGATAAGTATAATCAAAATCCGCTTTAGTTCCATGTAGAATCTGTTCCGCATACTGTTCAGCAAACATCCTACCAAATGGTGCCTTATCACTTATCATTGGTTCTGTTAATGGATTATCAATTACAATGCATGAACCATCAATCTCAAGTGTCTTTTCACCTTTCGTAGTAATGCGCTCGTAACCCTTATTGTATATTTCCTTTACAATAAGTTCATGTGCCTTACCAATACAATACGTATGAATCATCTTCATAGTTACACCAATAACTGCTTCAAGTAAAAGTCAACCTCATCATACAAATAATCAAGCGATAAATTATTGTTTATTCTGCACGTAAACAATTCACTGTCTTTGTGTAACGTGAACATTCCTTCATCTCTCTCTACACGCTCCTTGCCTACACGCTTAATTCTGGTAGACAAATCAGTGTAAACACGGATACACTTGATGTCATACACTTCACCGAAGTTTTGCATAAGGTAAATCAATCCACGTTCATCAATAACATACGTGTTAAAATCTAGCACATCCTTCTTCAGACAACAGTAACGATACCCACCAAATTCAGTGTAGGCAATCATATCATCATGCGAAAAAGTATCAAACTCTTCTTTGGTTACAAATGTATGACCTGTCTCACCCGGATAACGCATAGGACGATCAGTGTAAGACTCTATCATCTTGATACCATGTTCACGTTCTATGTATTCTGCAATGGTTGTCTTACCGCTACCCGATTCGCCTACAATGCAGATAATGAGAGGTTTACGATTTGCCTTACGCATTATATGGTAACGGATATCATTCCAGCAAATAATCTTGTGCGAATATTCCTTGTCATCAATGTAGACATCTGCACCAATCTTTCTACAATCGTTACCATATTCCTCAATACGGTAACTAAGGTTCTCATTAACAGCAGAATACTTGATTCCCATTTGTTTAAGGAAATCAATCATATCCTGCTCTTCCTTACCCTGTCGACAAGAATTGATGATAATCTCATGCCCTGCATCATACAATTCATTGATCACCTTCTTTGCATTACGCTTCAGATAACCAATGTCAGGATACTTGTCTGTTACAATAGTCCCATCGAAGTCTATTGCAATGACTAATTTCTTCATTGTAACACCACACATGCAAAAATAAGACCAATCATGAAACCAACACAGATACAAGCAATATAAAAGTAATTATGATCTATAATGACATCATTAGTTCTTTCTTTGGTTGTTTCATTTTCAACATATTCTTCCTCTTCATCCTCCATCTTCTTCAATTTTTCAATGATCATGTCAATATTAATGAATCGTGCTTCCGGTCGTGCTTCAGGTTGAGGTTCTATTTCTGCTGCCGCTTTAAACGTATAGAGATAACGTGTAACAGCAATCGCAAACTCTTCATCGTCAAATGATGCAATATTCACTGCACCATTGATAAAACCATTAACATCATACATTCCTGTTATGTCATTGTAATGACACTCAAATCCACAGAAGTCAAGGAAATTGTAAGGAGTGTAGATATGATTCTCTTCATCGTAAATATCCAGGTAAATCATAAATATAACTCCATGCTAGTATATTCTTTCCTACAATAATCTAAGAACGCTTCAGCAAGTTTAATCAGTTCATCATCATTGTTTGTAAACACATAATTATATGTTTCATAAATCCTTCTCTCTTCTTCATCCTCACTTATGAAACCACAAATTGCAGCATCACAGAACCAACAAAACTCAACAAGTGTTCTGTGCATTAATGGGTAACATCCACGTAACCTTGCACATTCAATCAAGATGTCATTGAGAGTATCATTACTCATCCTTTCACCTGCATAATTAATTTTCAGTCTGATTATATATGTCTTATGTTTTTGACAGAAAGTGTATCAATTACAATACACGTTATGAAACACCCACCACAATCAAAAAATCATACCAAAATCATAGCGTTTTCGCATGGTTTAGCACCCTATCTCTTGTGGGATGAACATTTATATCACCCTGAAAAAACATATCGAAAAAAGTGCAGTTTTACTCAAAGAATTGAAGAGATTTACCAAAACCTTTCAACACCATCCAGTTCATGTATGTTCCATCCCATACTCAAGAATATGTAATGGAATTTCTCATCGATCAACTTCTCTGCCATGCGCGCATAATCTATAGTGAATCCTTCAGGTATTGGTTGCTCATCAGTGAATGATATTGCATGGGTCTTAGGCAGTCCAGGTGGAACATCTTTGACATAAACATATTTCACCTTCTCCATCTTGATGTTACCATTACAATATTTATTGAAATAGATTGCACCATGGATATGAATAGGCATGTTGGAAGTGTATTCGTGAAATTCCTTTGTTACACCTTTTGGAATACCTATTTCGTAAGGAGAGTATTCACCATTCAGTATTTTATCTCTTACCTGTTTCACCGCTGCAAATATCTCTTCCTTACCCTTTCCGGTAAGAATCATCCGAAACACATTACTTTGTAATTCTCTGATTATGGTAGGTGTATCACTGCGCTTTGCCTCAAATCCTTTGATTTCAAGTTTAGGATGGTCAGATATATCAACACCATCCTTGTAGACAATCAGACCTGCATATCGCTTCTTTATGGCATTATCATATTCATCGCCTACAAAGAATACATTACTGTAAATCTTTTCAAATTCAATGAACATTTTGTTGTAGGTTGAATCACCAAATTCTGTTTCACAAAAGTAATCAAGTGAGTTGTTAATGTAATCAATACAATCATTACCCTCCTTAATCAGTTCAGCAAGATTCTGACGCTGTAATTTAAATATGAGACTATCCGTGTCTCCACCGATGATTTCATGCCCTAATTCAGTGATTTTCTTCTGCATCCACAAATTAGTTCTCCTACCAAAGTAAGTAATAGACTTACCAATATCCCGCGTAAACAACCTGAAATGTGGTGCAAGCATCACTCCATACACTGAATTGAGTAAGAACTTGCATACGGTCTGAATAGTATCCCACATTTCGTATTCGTGAGAACCAAGTTCAAAGGTGTCACGCTTCTTTTTAAACTCCTGACGCAAGTTCCAAAGATCCTCCACTACACGCGGAATGAACCCACGTTTATCCAGGCTAAAGTAAACATCATCTACCTGCACATATTTGTTACATTTTGTTACATCAGTAACAATTGTTTCAGGTGACATGTTACACGTAAGGATAGCAGTAGGATACAGAGAGCGCACATCACCCACAGCAACGTTCTGATGGACTCCTACCGTTGGTGTAATGACAATAGCGCCTGTAATCTTCTCGTAATCCTTCTGCTTACGAGTAGTGGGTAGGACAATACCATACTCCTTAGCCTTGAGTAAGAAGAAACAATCCAGCACCTTACTGTTGTAGAATACATCATACCAACTGCAAAAGGTAAAGCGACGAATGGTATCAAAATATTTGACAATCCCCTTTGACTCTTCAATCTTTACCATAAGGTAGACATCTTTGATATTATACTCGATAAACTTGTCAAGATTGTTACGCCAAAAGTCTTGGAACTTCTCTTCATGTTCTATTTTCCCTACACCTAACTCTTTTTGTGAAATGTATTCCAGGGAGTATGATTCCATCTCTTGCGTAGACAGTTTTCTGTAACAAACCATTAAATCCAACCAGATTCTACACAGTGGTTTATCAGCCATGTCTCCATAACCCTTGCCCATCTGTTTAACGGGAGATAACAAACGTGGATTTATTTTCAACACTTTCATGCGATTAAACAGGTAAGGATAATCAAATCTATCACCGTTCCAGGCAAGAAAGAGATCAAAGTCTAACTGCTGCACAAAGGTAAGGAATTTATTAAGCATTTCCTTTTCAGTAGTAAACATGAATATGCGCGCTTCTACTTCATTCCCATCAAACTGAATCTTACGTGTGTATTTGTTCTTACTGACTACTCCATCCGGTGCAACAGTAAAACAATAATAGAGGTTACGGAAGTTGTCATAGGCAGCAATGGATGTAATCATGGTGTCTGCCTTTGCAATGTTAGGGATTCCATCAGTTTCAATATCAAAAAAACATATCCTAATCGTCTCACTTTCAATACCTGTCTGATAGTAGTTATCAATCAGGTATCGCGTAGTGGATGTAACATCTGCTTCATATGTGTTCTTATATAACTTCTTATTATCTTTGAAGTCCTTTTGATTCACGCATGTAATACGCTGTAATTTCTCACCAAACAGAGAATAGTAGGTTTCCCCTACAATGTTCTGTCGAGGCACATAAAAATAAGGTTGGAAATGATTGATACGTTGCTCGTAACGCTTACCGTGTTCATCCCGACCACGAATGATAATAGAATCCCCTATCGCTTCGGTTATAATCATACGTAATGATTATAGTTTGTAGGGTTATAAACTTACTGAAATGAAAAAAGATTTAAAAGAAGTAATCGAGGGAATTGCATTGATGTGATTTCTTTGAATGTTCAATGCGCGTCTTATCGGGCATTGCAAGTTCAACCTTCTGTTTCTTGAACATCTGTTCATCCGCTTGCATTTCCATGAGTAATGTTTTCATGTTATCTTTATTACTGATATACATTTTTAGGATTGGTGCATATTCATCAAACTCTTTCTTACTCATCTCAAGCGCACTTGATGTTTTCTCGTAATAAGTATCGAGTAGAGAATCTAACTTGTCCTTCTTTACCTTATCCTTACGTATCCAGGTAGGAACACGATTCAACTGTTGCGCATGTAAGAGTAACAGTCCACGAAAGATTGTGGGATTGATCTTGAATAAATATTGATTAAGTTTATCCGCTTCTTCCAGGTGCATCATATCCTGTGAGTAAATACGTAGGAGCATGTATTCCTTGCCCGTAAGAGATGCAGGATATACTTTCTCCTTACTGATAATCTGTTTCATTAAATTGAACGGCATCTGACACACTCCTTACTTGTCAAACCATTACGCAAACGTTCACCAAATACCACAATGCAAGATGGAAATGGTGCTGCCATAGGTTTACGATGAGTAGGATTAGTAAATTTGACTCTACCCCTAATAAACCTGATCTCATCGGCAAGCATGATGTATTTGTGCCAATAAGAAGTGTCGGTGCGAGCAGGAATAAGGCAAACAACTGTAGCACCACATAACGCTTCATTGTAAGCCTTCTCTATCCATCGTGGTATTTCTTTCCCGTAAGGAGGATTCATAAACACTACATCTTTACTCCAATCTTTGTGCAGTCCATTATCCTCAATCGTGAAGAACTTGCAACACTTAGCATTCTGTGATGTCGCACATGGATCAAGCGTAAATCCAAATTCATCATTCAATTTGTCGAATAAATCACGCGGGGTTTCCCATTCCATATCTTTTGATGAGTAATGCACATCCATGTTAGTCATAGTCTACACCACACGTTTTAGTGACAAATTCAAGATGTTCAATCGAATCAACAATCTCAGTGTGTCTTTTTAAATCATAACCATAAATCTCAAGGAATGATGATGCAGAACGGATAATACGTTGTTCACGCTCTGTTTCATGGTAATCAAAGACTGCAATGAGTTTACCATTGGTATCTTTGTAGACGCCATCGAAATTGTCTTTGAGGAGTAAGCGTAAGGTAGAGAAACATACATTGTGAGGGAATATGTGAAAATCGGAGTAGTTAAAAAGGAGTTTCATGGTTATTACACCTTAGTAAGATGATAACGGGAAAGTGTTGCACCTGTCTGATTCTTGTATTTGGAAGTTGATTTCTCATTATACCCCACTCTACACGTTTCGCCCTCGAAAAATACTAACTGTGCAATCGGCATACCACTGTAAAGGCGAATAGGACGATTGTTAACATTGTAGAGTTCAAAGGTAAGGGTTCCACCGAAACCTGCATCAATCCATCCTCCAGTTTGATGTATGGTAAGACCTAATCGAGCAAGAGATGATTTACCTTCACATGCAGCACAAATATTCTTGGGTAAGGTAATAGTCTCCTGTGAAACAGCGAGCACAAACATTCCAGGTTGAATAGTGAACGTATTACCTTCAATTACTTCATGCCCATAAATGATTGTATTTCTATCAAACGGATCAATCATCTGCCCATTACTAATGTAATATTTGAATTGATTTGAAAGGTGTAAATCATAGGAATTAGGATTGATACTATCCTCATTGTAAGGAGTAATACCAAGTGTTCCATCCTCGATACGCTGTTTAATCTGATAGTCTACAAGAATCATTCTTTTTCACTCTTGTTAATGTTGTATTTGTTAAACTGACTGTACGTGTATAAGGGACATTGTGTCTGAACACACTCTGCTTTACCATCTACGCAATATCCCTGACAATCGTAACAATAAGCGTATATTGCTTCTTTTCGTGTAATATGTTCACCCTTAAGGTAACTGATGAGTTTAGACTTACCCCTGTTATTCATCCCGTTTTTTTCGATGAGTTTAATGATTGAATCGTTGTCCATTATGCACCTTTTTTGCCAAGAATCTTCATGAGTTTGAAGGCCATGTTTGCGAAGGTAATCTCTGCATTAGCACCATACACCATTCTATAATCTGATTCGGCGATGATTTCAATGGCAGAAATCTTGTCAGAAGCGGAAAGGGAAGTATCATTCCACACTTTTAAGTAAATCTGGAATACAATATTCCTGAAATCAACTGTGTTACTATTCCAGAGTTTACGCGCTTCTGTAATCTTCCTACTCCGGATTAACGTGTAAAGTTCATCTGCAATATTGATATTCTTCTTAGTGTCTAATTCACCAAGATTCTTGTAAATGTCTAGTGCCTTTACCATTGAACGAATATCAGGGTAATTGACATCAATGATTTCATTAAGACTCGCATCGTCAATGTCAATGTCCTCTTCCTTACAAATGAACTGTAGACGCGCTAGGATTTCATTACGTGCAGGTTTCCCAAATGATATTACTTTACACCTGGAACGGAGTGGTTCAATGATTTTAGAGATTGTATTACACGTAAGAATGAATCGACAGCGAGAAGAATACTCCTCCATAATGTTACGGAGAATATTCTGTGCATCAGCGGTAAGTCCATCTGCTTCATCTAGGTGAACAATCTTTGGCACATCAGATTTGAAAGAAACCGTGGATGCAAATGCTTTAACTTTTTCCCTAACAGTGTCAATACCACGCTCATCAGATGCATTTAAGTAAAGTTTGTCTGCACCAAGTTCATTAATGATAATCTTGGCAAGTGTAGTCTTACCTGTTCCTGCACTTGACTCGAAAATCAGATTAGGTAGGGAAAAAGGATTCTCCCTTACAACTTTGCGTAATCCCGCAATTATAGTGGTATTGTTACCAATGTAATCTTCAAACGTTTGTGGCCTGTATTTCTCCACAAAAAGTTTGTTGGTAATCATTTACATCACCATGTAACTTTGTGCGGAATAAGTAAACCAGAAACATTGATCTCACTATTCTTACCCGTAATGTAATCAAACGTAACAGGGTAAAGAATATCATTACCATACTGGTCTTTTGTCTGCTCAGTGACAAAACCCATTGTAATGTCTAATTGTGCCTCTGCAAATGCATCCTCAAGGGCATTGATGGAAATCTCTATTATAAACTCTTTACCATACTTGTTATCAATATCCGCGTTAACTTCAAGTTTAGAACGCTTATCAGTGCTTAGTTTAATGTATTCTCCCTCTTCTGGAATGGTAAAGCATACAACAGTTTCACCAAGATTCTTTGCAACCCTAATAAATTTCTTTATATCATCTGCATCAAACGCAATGACAATGTCACGCGATGGAATAATCGCTTTTACGTCCTCGATACTCTTGCCCGGAATACTGCGAGAAGCATACTCATAATCAATCTGTGGAACATTAACCGTCAATTTATCGTCAGTAAGAACAATCAAATCGTCAGTTGTAACCACACCAACAAACTCTTCATCGAAATTAGCGAGATACCGCTTCTTAAAGTCGAGATCATTGATACACATCATAATAGACTCATTATCATCATACTCAACCTGTTTACCATTTGCAATAAACGCGGTAATCATCACTCGCTTCTCGGTGTTGGTTACATGTGCAATGATATTTTCATTGGGCTTACGAGTAATAACCATATCGCCGTTCATCGCAATTCCAAGCACATTGATAAAATTCTTCAGGGTAGCAACATTAATACGCATTAAACTCACTCCTTACCATTAATCAGATTATACAGTGTTGTCCCAGTAACATCATACTTACCTGGAGGATACTTCTTCTCTTTCTTACTCGATTCAATGATTGCAAAGTAATGGGCATTGTCTTTATTCATTTCCCGCACAGCACGAATAACAATCTGTGATTCAACTGCAACCTTACTAACCCATTTTGGCACTCTCTCTGACTCTACAACCTGCCCCATTCTTACAATCGTAGTGTCAATCCTGGGATACATGATGAATATTACACCAACTTTAGCAACCTCAACACACTTGTCAAATAGATTATCAACATGCATGTTACGAATCTTCCAAAGGTTTTGATTTGCTGTTCCCTGATACTTATCTAATTTAAGTTCAAAGCGTCCTGCATTTTCACCAATTTCAGTATATCGTTCAATTCCATCTACAATAATCCAATCGGTGTCATCCTTCTTTTTAATAACATCAAGCAGAAACATATTCCAATCGCACACATTCTTTGATGTGCGTAACATATCTTCTGCTGTAGAACGGTCATATGGACGGAGAGAATCAAGTGCCTCGACAGTAAGTTCACGGTTCTTAATAATGTCAAGTTCCAATGGCAAAACACTATTTGCATCGAATGACAAAACCTTTACATTAGAACCGGGAGCAATCAAACCATATGCAGTAGTTGTTTTACCTTCACCTTTGTTTCCATAAATTACAATAATATCTTTACTCTGTGGGGAGAGAATTGCATCTTCATAGGAAAAAGATGCAGTAAGATCTTCCTTCTGCTGGATTTCCTCTACCGCTTTATCCAGAGTTTTCTTACCAAGTGCCATACTTAGTTCCTCTTTTTAAACATAGCAGGAAGCGATGCAACAAACAGACCAAGCACAATACCACAAATGGTTTGCCAAAGTCCTGTAATACCAATCATACCTAGCAACACATACGCAACGTAGCAAAATGCAGCATACCAAATGATAAGGAGTGCAACGCACACTGCGATAAATGCAGCCATGCCAATAATCTTTAATCCTTTAATATAATTCATGTAGGTTCACCTAAAAAGATTAGAGGAAATCGTCATCCTCAACAAATGCATCGTCAGTCTCTACATCCTCTGCAATCTCATACAAATCTTCAGGACGCGAGAACTTGGGATCAGTGACGAAACCAAGCAGATTACCACTTGCTTCACCCTTCTTATTGAAGTAGGGTTTGAAACAAACAATACCTACTGCCTGCTCATGGAGTCCCGTAACAACACTTGGAGAACATGTTAATGTAACATTACCCTCGAAATCCTCATCGAGTGGTGTAACCTCTACAAAGGCATACTCATCAAACAGACTAATCTTGGAGATAATGGCCTCAGCAAGCAGGAACTTCTTTTCCTTATACTCACCTCTTACATCCTTACTCTCGATGTCATACACATCTTCAAAGGTAGCACAGTTATCTTCAAGCAAATCCTCTACGAGTGTAACAAACTCATCGTAATCAAAGTCATCGTCAAGTTCTACAAGTTTAGATATGTTAATTCCAGTAGAAATGTTTACAATGTCCTTGTTCTCATCCTTGCACGTTCCCTTAAACATGTAGATCTTGCCAAATTCAGGAACAAAATTTGCAGGATCACGCACATAAACAACACCAGGTTTTACCTCACCGGAATTAGGCATTTCAAAGAATCCATATGCCCTGTTCTCCATCTGAACCTTCGGTATCTTCTTCCCAATAAGGAACGCCTGGAATGCCGTAGTATTCTTCTTAGTGTAGAGTAGATTACCGTCTACATCAATCAGACCATCAGCGATAGCATTTTCCTTCCACTCATCACCAAACATCTTCTTGTAGATTTCAATCTCATTGTTTGCATCAGCGTTTGCCTTCTTTACCGAATCATACGGCTTGGTGTAACCAAAGAAGAAACCCTTGAACGGTAACATGTTAGAACGCAATGCAGCGTTATAAGAACCAACAATCGATTTGATGGTGACAATACTTGCCTTAGACTCCGTGATACCGTCCCGCTTCATATATTCAGCAAAACGCTTCTTATACTCAGCCATGATAACATCAGGACGCTCACCGACCTTTTCTGCAATCTCATTGATCTTCGCCACAATGCTCTCATCTACGTTAGTAGACTTATCTTTCTTACCTTTCAATGCCAATTTAAGCACCAATATGTTATTGGTAAGTAGAAGTATAAAAAATGTTTGGTTTAAGATAGCATGTAAACAGTAGTACCTTCATCCTTATTTTTCAATACACGCATTTTTCCGCTTTCTATGAGCAATGCGAGTAGTTTTTCAGAAGAACTCTCACCAGCCCCAAAACTCTTGAAGAACACTTTTTGCCATTCTTCCTTAGTGTAACGCATACCGATGTATTCCCTACGCAAGCGCATAACGAGCCTGTTTAACTTTTCATTGCGTCCTGTGTTGTTTGAAATAATATAGAACGCTACAGAACGCAAAGCAGGGAATAACAAACGTGCCGCATTGTGCGCGTCCTCTTTGTCAATATAATTACGATAGTTCATCAAGCCGAATAATGCAGCCACTTTGATGAAGTTGATTGATACACGTGACACCATTGATTCCCATGCCTCAATTTGCTCAGGATTAAACCCTGGAACAATGTTACGTAACTCGTTTATGTAATCGTTAATAATCTCATCAACACCCGCGCGCATATAGATTGTTTTAGTATCCTTATGCATGTTCTGTAAGTTCTCTACCTCTTCCTTCAGTTTCATACGTAACATATCTTGTAGTTTCCTCTTTTCTTCAAGCTTCTTCTCTGCCTCGGAAACATCATCCACAAAAGAAGGAATAGCACTTACAATATACTCTGAAGTCTTTGTGCGCTTGATAGGATCTTCTGGTTGCACGTAGACAATCATACGTGGGAACAATCCTTTCTTGAAGAGATGAGTATAAGTATCCAAATGATAACTCGTAATCACCAAAGAACATGCAGGGTTTGAATGAATACGATTATCAGTTGAAGTAATCATATTACCCTTAGAACCAATGCGATTCATAGTTTTGTCAAGTATGGCCTGAATGTGAATCTTCCTATGATCAAGGACTGCTTCACCTTCATCAAAAACCACGTAATCATATGATGCTAATATTCCTGGTTCAACCGGGTCAACCCATCCTCTATCTTTCTTACTGAACGCATTGATACGCATGTTATTAGAAACAATCTTTTTGTTAATTTCTCCAATTAACTTGTTTATCTTAAATTCCCCTACAGAATAATAAGACTTACCCGCTATATCTGCAAAATCAGCAAGTATATCATTAAATTCACTCTTTGCCATACCGGACGGCATAATCACACAAGCATGTAAACGTAAATCATCCTTTACACCGCGCTCAACGCGCACATGATTAAAGAGTTGAGATAATGCTACAAAACCGTAAATGTCACAAACATCAGCATTGAGCACAACGCGCGTATTCCAATACTCACGCCACAGATCAAGAAAATTATATCCATCTCTATCACTGGATAAATCTTTGACAAGAATATCACTCTTACGCTGTAAATACTTCATCTGATATATACGCTGTTCTCGCGTATACTCTTCAAACCCAAAGATTTCAAAATATTCTTCGCCGTAAACATCAATGCACAATTCATTGATCCGCTGTAATAACTCTTCATCATTGAGGTATCCAACTTCATCCTCTAATGTCATTTCCTGACTCATATTAATTTCCTCTTACGTAAGAATAATCTGCATACAATAAATCTTCAGGTAAATCCCATCGTTGCCGGAAGGTATTCATGTTCTGTAATTCCTGTGCGACAACAGTAGGAGTGATATTATCACTTGTATAGGCGCGCATGTTACCATCATACAGAGTAGTAAAGTTCCTATTTTCATATAACATGTCTGTATTCCTTACTGTGTTGCCCTGGAGGGCAATTAAACGTGATCTGCATCTGTAATGTAAAGGTGGACGGTAATATTGTGCCTCACTTGCAGAAAAGATAGAACCATTCAACATACGACATATATCTGATGTCCTATTGTCTATTACCGCTCGGAATTGAAAATAATTTGTTCCAGTTTCAATGTAGGACTGAATCACTGCGTAATTGTAAATATCATTCACAAGTGTCCTTGCAACAATTCCTGTGCGATGAGCAAAAGAATCATTGTAAATATTTAACAATCGCTGTTGAACCTGATGCATAGTCATTTTGGCAATTTCATCTACCGAGTAAGTGGCATAGAATCTATTAGAAACATCGCGCATAATGTTCTTACCACTTGACCAAAATAACACAGCAATGAGATATTCTATCAAAGCAATGTCACGATACTCTTCTTCTTTATCCTCTGCTGCATACACATGGTAATCACTCTGTTCTGCTTCCATAATACCAAGTGTAAGGACATCATACACATGATTCGAAATTTTGATACGTGATACAGGGCGATTCAACTCAATAATCAATGCACGTTCAAGAGCATCATTAATATTATATTTATTAGGAATGTTCGTAATAGAACGAATGAAAAAAGTATTCAGGATTCTACTCATACGAGTTTCCTGCTGAATAATTTTTCTTTCGTTATAGTAACTCACAATAATCACTCTTCACTAGGATATTTCAATCCAGTATCAGTAGGTTTCCTACTCTTTCTACCACGTTTCAAAAGTTTAATAGTATTATCTCCATTGTCACGCTCATCTTTCTCAATCATTTCCTTTGGGAAACCTAACGATACACGCAGTTCAGGTTTGTTGATCACAGACATTGTGTAAGCATCAAGTAAGTCTCCTGGTTGCACAGCAGGTTTCGAGAGTTCTTCAAAGACTACTTTGATGTCATCGGGATTCTTGCCCATTGCAATTGCGCGCTGCTTGATAATCCCACCTTCATCATTCAGGATACTCATGATCTTCTTCTGCAACCCTTCGAGCACCACTAACCTATCTGCCTCAGACACATATCCTGCTGCATACGTGGTTCCTTCTGCCCTACCCATTGTAAGAGGTGCCTGGAGCAATCCTACCTGAATATCAGTTTCAAGACTTTCCTTAAACCCTGTAACGTTAATGTTACTTCCACCAGAATCTAACTGCTTAATGTCAAATCCTGCACCAATAATATCCTGATTCTCTTTGATATACTGATGCTCTTCACTTAATTCCTGCAAGATTTCCTGTGCCTCTACTATTGAAATATCACCAGAGGCAAGCATATCACCAAGAATACGATAATCAATAAAGTAACGTCCAATTCCATACTTCTTAATGTAATTTGTGTAACCTTCAATGAGTTCAAGATATTTATAAATAAGATCCTCAATAGGAGTAATCAAAGAAGTGCCGTAGATGCCATACGTTTCTCTACCAAGAATATCTCTGAACGTATAATCATTTGCACAGAATGCACCATACATTACCTGATCAGGACGATAAGAACCTGCTTCTAATTCATTCATATTGCCCATTTCATTGACATAAATACGATTAATTGGTGGGGTTAGAATAAAAGAAACATCTGTACTACCCTTTGTTACACCACGCGGAACAATAGTAGTCTGACTCATCAAAAGAGGTTCAAAACTCATCTTTTCAGGGTTTCTTACGTTAGTATAAAGTCCTACATATGTTCCATCCCTACACAACAATCGTGCAAGAGTCTGTGTTTTTTCCTCAAAATTGGTTCTTTCTGACCACTTCTCAAAATTCTTTACAAGCGATGATTTTCCCTCAAATCTGATACCTTTTACAAGCGTAAGAGCAAGTTTCTGAAGCGGAATGAACACATGAGGACTTGTAAGCGAGAGTTGCCGATACAGATTGAATTTATTGGTTGTATCGAAATTTTTGAAAGCACCCGCTTTGTATACTGTATCCTTACGCTCTATTCCAGTGGAGGCAAAAACCTTTACAATTTTAGATTTCTTCTGTTCTAAGTCTATTGCTGCATTAACTTTATCCATATTAGTGACTCCTATTAACTCCAATCATAAATTTACGTTTCTTCCGAGTTCCTTTATCAACCAACGCAGAACCCTTATTAATCGTCATTCTTACGAGTCCTTCGAGTGCATCAGGAGCATCATCATGTTTGTGAACCGGATATCGCACTAATTGATTAATCAGTTCAGGATACGCTTCAATCCAATCATCCCGGAACAAAACTTTACCCGAAGTAATAAACGGTTCAACAGATTCAATACGAATTCGTTTCTTCTTCTGATTCTTAATTTCTTTAATTTTCATGCGCTTACGCATATCTTTGATTTTATCATTGCGTTCTTTAAGATATTGAGAAATAAGACTCTGGAAACCGTTTGTTTCGATTCCAAGTTCTTCACAATTATAAAAGTTGTAATAATACACCATCTTTTCAATAGAAACATTTGGCGGTGATGTATTACTTAACCAACAATCACGCACGTAAAGAACATGGTCTTTGATTGCACCTACTATAATAACGCAAAAATCATTCTCATTACCAAGTGCAGGATCAACATAGATAACATGCTTACAATCTTTGAAAAAAGGATTTTGTGCACGTTCTTGTGGACGTTTCAATTCAGTATAAAAGTGCATATTTTCTATGTTAAACAACTGTGTTTCTGATGGTAATGGTTGATTTAAATACTGACTTGAAAACTCTACTGCACCCTTCTCAATACGTAACGCCTGGATTTTATTTTCATCATAAATTGTAGGATACTTTGGTTTACCATGTTCATCTATGATGGAATCAATCTCAATGTCATAACGCATAAAATCAGGCAATTTTGGATTTTGCTCAATAATTTCGCCATATAACTCATCGTCATGCCAACGAGTTCCTATGATCATCAGTAGTCCATCAGGTTCAAGAATTGAGATTAAATCCTTATACCAACGCTTCTTCTGCTCACGAATAGCAGCAGATTCACGGTCTGCGTCATTTACAATGTCATCGCAGATAATAATATCATAGTGCTCTGATGTCATCGCTGAAAGAGCACCACGCGCCTTAAGATTTGGTTCCTTCTTTACAACGCGCGGATGTAAGACTACTTCCTGCTGATTCAATTTAATAATAGGATTATCATTACCAAAATCAGCAAAGAACTGTTTTATATTTTCATTCTCTGTAAGATGCTGTGTAATCTCGTAAAGAATCTGCTCTGCTAAGTCATTGGTAGCAGATGTAATCAAAATACGTAAGGTAAACTTTCCATCATGCTTCACGTAATCATCAAGCAGACGATCAATAACAAAAGAAACATCATAAATAGTAGTTTTATAAGTTCCACGCGGTTTCAGGCGCATGATACGTTTGTGAGTCTTGATTGCTTTTTCTAGGTCATCGCACCACTCTTTATGAACATCCTTAGTTATTTTCTCGTAACCAAGCATGTATTTTGCAATGTTATAAAGAGTGAGACGTTTACCATGATAAATGATATTAGACATTATTACTCTTCTTCAATATACTGCACCCAGGCAGGCACAATATGTTCAACCTTATCAACAATTTCACCATCAAGACGCGCTTTCAGCAAAAGAAGTTCACGCTTTTCACGTAAGAGTTTTGCATGAGTAGGTGTGTTTTCCTTACCCTCTGCAATCATCCTACGTTCAAGTAGATTGATCTTGGCAAGTTCCTCAGTAATAACATCAACATTCTCAGAATCCTTAATCTTCTGAATCTCACTATCTAAATCAGTTTCAGTAGATTCATCATATTCAAAAAAGATATGTTCACGATGTAATTTGAGATCCGCAACATCAACAAATATACCATCTGCTTCAAGTTTACTCTTCAGTTCATTGATAGGAATACTTGCCGTAAAAAGAATCGGGTCAACTACTGCACTTAAATCTGGATTCTGACAAAACACACAACCCTTTACATTTTTATTGGAAACAATCTTGTCTCCAACTTTTACACCCTGTTTCATGTAAGGCACCTCGAAAAATAGTTAATAAAGATAGATAGTATAATATCTAAAAATACTACTATTTAAATGTTTCGTAAAAAAGTGAAAAAAAGTTTAAAAAAGTGTAAGAATAATGAGAAAAAATTAAAAAAAATATTAAATTAATGATAAATTAAACAAACATCTTCACCAAAATTATCAGGATCACATACTTCTAAACAATCAGCAGACCAAAACCATGTATCACTAACTCCAAAATAAACAGGTAGGTTAGGGTTAAGCTCTTTTAACTTTTCGATTAATTCACCTACATTCATCTGATCACATCTCTGTTTCATACCCACACGCATGACACTTGTAACCAACAATCACTGTTTCAGTAGCAGTAGTTGAACCCCAGGGATGTGACTCATGGAATAACTTGTAATCCTCATACTGAAGTTTTGCGCCACAATCACTACAGTAGTCTATGTAGATACTGGTAGTGTCAACATCACCATTTTCTTTAAGATAATGCTTACCACATTTCAGTTGTTTACTGCCTGCTACTATTGGAACACCATACTCTTCTATTTCCTTACGTAGTTCTGCTATAGACTTTCCACAGCACTCACAAAATAATGGTTCATACATTACTCATCCCTCACACAATACGTATGTAATGTCTCTTCCTGCCAAATCTTCTTCAAGTAGCAACTAATACAGATCCTATCCTTCTCGCCTGCACATGAAAGAGGAATGTTTGCATCCTCTTCTGTGGTTTCATATGTATTACCACATACCTTACAAGTTGTTATAGCCATTGAGAATAGTGTAAGAGATTATAGTATATAATTATTTTGAAAATGAATTGTTATGTAAGTAACGTGTAAGGACATTTTTCATAATATATTATAATATTATTATTACTTTTGTCTTACCTGAAGATCCATATCAAAAAGAATCATGTAATGAATATGTATACTACTTTCATACCCTATTCTTACAGGTGTAAGATGGTCATTACATGATAAGCAATTTCATAAGTACTGTACAAGTACTATGTACAATAGATTTGCAAATCTATTATCAGTAAGAATCATCATTACACTTGTCTTACAAGAATCTCATTACAAGTAGGATTTCATAATTACTGTACAAGTACTGTACAAGTACTGTACAAATCTTTTTGCAAACTGATTTGCAAATAAGTATAGGGTAAGAATCATATAATGATGGGTATTACGCTAATCTTACATGAAATGTAATTTCATAAGTACTGTACAAGTACTATGTACAAGTACTATGTACAAGTACTATGTACATTACTATATGTACAATATATATGTACATAATATGATTATAGGGTAATCAACATAGTATATGATCACGGTAATCATCATTACACTTGTCATTACCTTTGTCTTACAAGAAGTGTAATAGCACAAAAAATAGGCATCGCGTATGCAATTAAAAAGGGGTAAGAATATAGTCAATATTCGCAGATTTTGAAAAAAATCGATACCGTTGGCTATAATATATATAATATTCCTTTGCTATTTTATTTATTAGTAACTAATAGTATATAAAAGTTTCTATTCTATCCTAAGAGTAACTTGCACTTAGAAAGGAGATGTAAATGCACGAAAAAATAACATGTGACATGCACACTACAATCAAATTTTTACCCCACTTCTTTATAAAGAAACATGCTAAATTCAGACCTATCTTTTCACGGACGATGTTTTATACCTTTGAGAAAGTGTAGGTGAAAATAATGCAGTTTTACTCAAAGAATTGAAGAGATTCAAAAAGTGTTATAAGTAGAGATGTTTATTCTGGTTTTTGTAGACGTTCACAATTTTGTGTCCTTTGTCACTTTGCGAGTCTACATTTACCAAATGAAGTAAATCTTCGTAACAAATGTAACATTTCTTACCTGCAACATTAATCTCAACAAAATCTTCACCGTTGATATACTTCTTTGTTGCTTCACCTACTTTTCTAAAGTCAGCCATTGTAAACAACCTCTGAATAAGAGGTTAGGTAAAAGAGTATAAAAGAGTTATTGATTTACTGTTTCGACAATACGCGCTTTCTTGTTACGTAAATCGATGTATTTCTGATGGTCAAAGTTCTTTTGGTCGCTCATACGCTTGTTTCCAAAGGCGAGCATGATGTAGATCAGGATGTCGTCACCCTCAAGATTTTTGGGAATGGAGTAGGTAGCGCGCACTCCATTCGAGTATTCTATAGTTACATCCTTTGTCTTACGCACATCTAATTTTGAGGACATTCACTTCACCCTCACGCGAGTAATCAGGGTTTCCTTTACACCCTCATATATCTCATGTCCCTTGACTTTACCACGCAGGTTGTAACGCTTTCCAGGTTCAAGTTTCTGCTGTGTTGCATACCATTTGAAGATGTTGCCCTGTTCGTCAGTCATTATGTAGAGGTAGGTTTCTCCATACTGACTTCGAATCACTTCCATGCTTTTGACATCAGCGGTTAGCGACAACATGTTTCCTACTTGACCCTGCCATTCGGAAGGTTTTATTTCCTTAATCTCAAGTGCGCTTGTGTTCTGCACTTCGATTTCTTTTTTGGGTTCTGCTGCAACTTCAACGGATTTATCACGTATGTTGCAGATGGTGTTGAATGCGCTTGGGTCCAGTAATCGAATGACATCAGGCTCAATCGCCTTGATAATCGCTTCGATTTCAACCATGCGCACAGGTTCATTACCCACTTCATTATTCATTGGCAGTTCAAATTCTCTTACAATACGCATTTCACTTGCTTCTGCTGCAAAGATCGATGCAAGTTCATTCAATCTCTGAAAGCCTTGTTCAAAGACTTTCAATTTACTCTTCGGAATTAGGTATGTTTTGGTTGGCATGAGCGTGTATATACCACGAAAGTATAAATAGTTTTTGCAGTTCAAAAAAATTTTATACCTTACAAACAAAACATGTAAGTATGACAATTTTAAGCATGAAGCATCGTAAAGTTATTGAAGATGAACCTACACTTGACCAGGAAACGGTTGATGCACTCAAAGCATGGGTTAACGAGCGTAAAGGTCCTGAAATGGTAAGGATGTTGGATGATCTAGGTTGGTTTGAGTTTGTGCGCCCATCGCCCTACATACTCTTTGGAATCTATCATAGGGAACTTAATCCAAGCACAATTGCATTAATGCTCAGGCATATCTTCTTGTATAATCCAAAAGTTTTATTTTACATAGCGCGGCGAGACATTACCTTCAAGCGTAAGGCAATCGCAAAGACTGACTTTATAAATGTCATTATGGAAGAGTGTCGCGTGTGGAAATACATTTCAGGGGAATTAATTGATATTTTGATTGGTAGTGAGTTTGATATTATTATTGCAGATAGGGGCATTCAACTACTCCGTCCACGCTGGATGAGTAAGGAAGAGAAAGTAGAATTTAATGCTCGCCTTGTGCAGTTACGAAAAGAACTTTACGGAAACGCTTACGCAAGCACCAGGGACGATGAAGATTTTGCCGATGACTCGATTAAGAATAGAGAAGTGCATGAAGTGTTTGCACTCTTTGAAGATGAGATTGAAGAGTTAAAGAAAAATCCGAAAAAAATTTTGGAATAATACTCTTACCTTTTTAAAAAAAATTTTAAAAAAACTTTAAAAAAACTTTGACTTTCTAGTAAGGGAAAAAAAGAAAAGGAAAGGTGTTTTTATGTGTATTTTTAACTGTATTGTTGTTATATTGTATTGGAATTACACGTAAAGATGCCAACCAAATCGTGTAATAAGTCCCAAACCATGAGGAAGTGAGGCACAGCCGAATGTAAGCGATCGTGAGATGCAACGTAGTTTCCAATCAGATTTTGTGTAATCACCTCGTTGAAATTAGTAACATCACGGATGAACGTGAAGGAGATTTCTTTGAAAGAAATTGCATGGTAAGTCATGTGATCGTTGTTCTCCGTGATGTTCTATATCTTAAATTGTCGTGTAAATATTTATACTTTTTGGTTTCACTACTTTCCTTACACTAAATAAAAAAGAAAACAACTTGTAAGGAAGATAGTATGTGTTACGTGTGTTATTGTATGTGTGATTATTTTCTTACGTGATACTTCTTACTTCGAGCATCATGTAAGAAACAGCAGCGGAAACCTATGTGATATACCACACCATAATCAAAAAATCATATCAAAATCATGCAGTTTTTGATGGTTTTAGAGGGGTAACTTGCAAAAAAGGTATAAACATATCACCGTGAAAGTTAGGGTAAAAATAATGCTGTTTTACTCAAAGGAAATTGCTTCTTTTTTCTAAGCCCACAGAACTTGATTTGAATTTTGAAAACTCGCCGAATATCCCGGAAAACGCCGAACTCGGGGTAACCCAACCCCTTTTTTCTTTCCAGGATGTCCAGATATGTCAACTATTGTATATCTTTGTTCATCGATGCCCTTTTTTCGTTATCAATATATATATTTGAGCATTGATAACTATGTATGTTCATTGATGTTAGTTTGTGGTATTTTTGCTCATATGAGTAATAAACTAGGATAGGTAACATCTCAAAAATGAGATAGGTTTTTAACTTTTTGACTCCTCGCGCGCGCAATATAAAACTGTCTGATCGTATAATCATATCATAATAGGATAATGCGAGTAATGCGCGATCACAAACAGAGAGTAATTTATCCGTTTTTGATGTTAAAATCTCGTTGATTTGCGCTTGTTTTTCAGATCTCCTCAAATTAGCCGTATTTGCATGACTATGATATCCTTGTATTGTGCGTATAATCGACGATCTCATATCAAGAAGGGTATAGGTATTATTTGCAAAATTGATGCGCTTAAAACGCTTATATTTCGATGATGCTATCATTGTATATTATATTTGGTTTACAAATACATAAAGTATAGGAACCCTTATATGTTAGAAGTATAAGTATATATATAGAATATCATCATGCGAGATAGAAATTTGTTTTTTGGGTTCTGTTTGTTAATTTGGCGTTGTGTGCGTTGTTTTTCCATTTAACAAATGACATTTCGATAAGTATAAATACTTAGAAGTATATCTCTATGTAACAAGTGGATGCCTGAAAGCATAGTCAGGCACGACGTAAGCAGAACCGGAGCGAAAGCCTATCCAGTCTTTTACCTGTATGGTCTCAAACAAGAGGATAAGGTAAGTAGTGCATGTGATACTCTAATGCGGCATCATGCAGGCGGTATCGCCGGTATACAAATGTTCACTCCATCGCATTAGGCGTCGGATCAAATCCAGTGGAGTGAATTACCTATCAGGTAAAACTGGTAGGGAGGAAGTGAGTTAAAATGGAGATATACGAAAGAAAACTAACAACTGAAAAGGCACTCGAACAAATGAAAAACCTTTTTGTATCGCTCAATGAGCGATTAGAAGAGGATATAAGCAATTTTGATGGCGAGAAGAAGTTTTTCGCTGTTGTAGAACATGACAATGGATTTTTGGTAGGTGATTATAATCGTCGCGAGTGGAAAACGGACAAAGCAAAAATCGGATATCGAAATGGAGAGTTTTGTTTGATTTGTTACGATTCTGGTTATGTTGAGCATTACCGAGAATACTTTAGAATTTTTGCTGATGAGTTTTGGAGGATAAAAAAGATTAACTTTGCTGATATGTTTTCAGCGCTTGTAGAGGCAGTCGAAATATATAACGAGAAGTCAAAGGAAAAAGACGAACAGATAGAACACTTTTTGGAAATTGCAAAACAATTTTAACCCTTTTTCGCATTTTGGCGTTGGATCAAATCCAGAAAAGGGTTTCTCCCCATTTGGGGATTAGGAAGTGAGAAAATGAATCCGCCAAATTTGCGTTATAATGCTTGTTGTGGAACGTGCAGATTTGCACGAGAAAATTTTGAAGGTAAGGTACATTGTACTAAATATAAATTGTACAATGATGTTGAACAAATTTGTGATGAATATGAGGGGTGAAAAGTATGTTGCATGTATTGAAAAATGGTACTAAAAACATCGAAAGGTTTTTGGAGCGCTGCACTATAAAAATTTTATGCAGGCATTGTTATGGTGCTGGATGTGCACATTGTAGTGGTTATGGGTTTACGAGAGAGATTATAGACAAAAAAAGAGTTTATGAGGTATAAACGATGGAGAAATTAACCTTTTCAGAAGGAAGTATAATCAATGGTGCATTAGGGATTTATATACCCTATAATGTGGTGCTTTTTGCGATAGATTATGGATATATTCCTACTGTTGAATTTAAAAAAATGCAAAAAGACGCACAATTAAAAGAGGAAGAGGAAGAGAATTATATAACACATAATTATGAGTGGATTTATGATGAGATGGAACGAGCAGAATCCTTCTTAAATAATAAGTATGCTAAAGAAGGGTTTTATTTCGGTTCTCATCCAGATTGGAGTGATTGGGGATATTGGAAAGTGGAAGAGGAAGATATGGAGATGGAAGAATGAAAGAGTATTTAAAAGAAATGAAAGAAAAAGGAGAATATGATTATTATGTATGGCCGGGAGGATACCCAATATTTTATATTACTATAGATAATAGTATTTTGTGTCCAAATTGCTGTAATGAAAATAAAGAATTGCTAAACAATGAATATGACAAACAATGGTTTGTTATCGATTATGAAGTTAACTGGGAAGATGGAGAGTTGTATTGCGATCATTGTAATGAAAAAATAGAAAGTGCATATAGTGAGGATGATTAAATGCAAAAAACGCTATTTGTAAGGAAAAAAAGTACTATGATTGATGATTATAGGCATTATTTGTCTATAATGAGAATAACTCATGATAACTATGATATATCAATTGCTGAAAGACTGTTAAACGCATTTGATGATTATATTTCTATGGATTATTATGATCAACTTAATGCGCTAAACGTATCTGATGATAATTTGACTGATAAAAAATCAGTTGAAAAGTTTTCCGAATTTCTTCATTTTGGTTTTATCCATTGTGATTATATAAAGGATACAAAAACGGTTATATGGTGATACAATGGAGTTTTCAGACTTGCTTAAAAAGTTGTGGCATTCTTCATATGTATGTGCTCTTTCAGAACCAAAAGTGCATGTATTTGTGGGAAATACGCGCCACATAAGCGTATCACCATTTTTTAATTCAAATTGTGATATAGGGTTTGAAGAGGAAAAAGCACTGTTGCAAGGTAAGTTGCGTAAGATTAATGTAAATCTTTTCAAAAATTTTCATTTGCTTTGCTTTACGGAATTGGAGACTATTCCGAAGTTTAAAGCGGGAAAGGTGATAATTATTAACGAGTATGGAGATTTTGTGAATGAGATTCATGTAAGAAATATCCAAAAAATTATTAATGCTAATCCGTTAACGATTTTTAAGGTGAAAACGAGGTTAGATGTTGTTTTGAAGGGTAATAATGTAAGGATGATAAAGAAATGACTAAAATAGTTCTAATTTAAATCTCTTTTACTTTTCATAAAGGTTAACGGGATCCCGTTAACCGTGAAGAAGTGGAAGGAGAAGAAAAAATGACTTATGAATTGACGAACGAAGGTTTTAAAGCCAAAGTGGGAAGTTATGAAATTGAAATGTTCAGTAGTGGAGCATTCGAGGATGATGTTTTGGTAAAGCGTTATGGAAAAGAATTGTTTACTATCGCTTTTCAAACTGTTGCGCATGATTACAGAATTTTTCCCGTAATGATGATAAATGATGAACAAATCGATTTAGAAACGTTTATAAAGAGTAATTATCCTGATGATGACGAGGGATTAGCGCAGGAAATGTATTTTAATGAGTTATACGCTTATGTTTTGGAGCGTATTATTGAAGAGATGGAGTTTGAAGAACAAGAAAAACTTTAAAAACTTTAACTTTTTGTGTTGTTAAGTAGATGTAGTTAACGGTAAAAAGGAGATGGAAGTATGAAGTATGTAGAAGCATATATAACAAAGCAGTCAAAGCCTGCCGGAAATCAGAATGACTATTACACATATGATTTACAGACAAAGCGGTTTAAAGATATGAAGGAGTTTAAACAATGGTTAAAAGAGGAATATGGGAAATCACAACGAAAAATAATGTATAGAGATGATAAAGAAGGGAATGCGGTTAAAGTAGGTTATGTAATCGGATTTAAGACAAAAGAGTATGAAGATGGAAAATTTAAGACGTATTATGAAAGTCATTGGATTGAAGTTGTGGAAGTAGAGACACATAACCCTTTTATCAAGTAAAATTTAGGTTAAGTCAACTTATGTTGACTTAACCACTTTTTTTATTCGATTTTGGAGTTGCTACTTTTCTATACTTTTGTGTTACTGAATAATACTTTTTGCTTTGTGGTCTTTTTGTGGTAATGTGTGTTGGTTTTGATGCCTCGAATGTCATCAGAGCCACATATTAGCGTTTTGAGACAGTTTAGTTTCAGGACGTAGTTTAGTATAGGGAGAAGGGAGATCGTCGATTTAAAGAAGGCACTTTCCTTTGAGATTTGGTGATTTGTGTTTTGATTTGGGTTTATTTGTGGAATTGAATAGAAGTATGATAAATAATGTAAATTGTTTGAGATTTGGAAAGTAATTAATAAGTTTGCACAAGTAGAGTTGTTTACAAGTTGGATTGATATAGAACAAGTGAAGTTGTATACAAGTATAATTGTGTTATTGTAATTTAGATTTAAAAACAATTAGGGTTGATATTGAGAAAGAGGAATGGATTAACAAGTAGAATTGTTTTAGATTAAATAAAGTTGTTAAGCAAAAAAAGTTTAAAAAAGTAAAATAAACTATCCTCACCGCTCATAACCGAAACTCACCACTCGATTTTTCAGATGTAACAATTTGTAACATTTTTTCAAAATTATTCGTATTATTCCGAACAAAAATCTACAAAAAATGCGCATATGAGAAAAAATTTTGTTACTCTTGTTGCAACAAGAACAACAACCTAATACTTGTATCATATAACCACTTAATACCATACATATGTGTTTTTCTCTTTCATGTAGGTTACCTATCTATCATGATCTATCACGCTATAAGTTGCGGTAAATGGACATTTCCCGCAATTATGAGCAGATTAGAGTTTTGGAAAAATAAACGATAATCCATAGAGTTTACCTATTAGATCATATACTATCACGCAATAGCGATATCGTCATAGCGTCAATATCGCATGTTGTATCAGTCACCACAAAACAGAGGCATATTGAGCAGGGTATAGCGTGTTATATAGTGATGTATTGATGATACATATGAACACTTTTATGATCAAATTAATTTAATTTTACTTTACCTTTGTGCGCGCGGACGTCACCACATCATGAGGCACACACGCATATATAGCACACTCTCGCGCGCCTAGTTGATATGCGAGTTGTTACCAAATATGATATGACTGTATGATGTAGTGCTTGTGTTCTCTATCTCATGTATGAGATAGCATATCGCTATTCATTATCCTTATCTATGCTCACTTATGGTTACTGACTGACATATGTGTGCAATGATGTATTAGTTCGTACATTTACGAAAAAAGAGCCCCCCCGGTGCCCTCAGACGCTCGGGTTAAGTGGCTCACAAAATTTTTATAAAAAAATAACTAAACTTGGGTAAAAACCCCTAAATAAACCCCTTTCTCTAAAAAGAGTTAAAACCCATTACTTCTCTATTCTTCAACAATGAACTACCACGTGAGCAATACACTTTCTTAATTGTAAAACCACCTGATTATCATTTTTAATCCTTTTTTCTTTCATATACCTCATTGTAACACTTCTCTGCATCATGTATGCACTTTATAATATCCTCTTTACTTACTTTAGAATACAACATAACTGACAATAAAGAAATCAAACCAGGAATAGTAGCAACATACTCATCTTTATCTTCATGATACGCTAAAATGCCACATTCTGCAAGGTCTTGTAATTGTTCCCTGAATGGTAGAATATCATTAATAAAAGCACCACATAACAACGTAGTAAAGGCATTATTTCCACGATTGGTAAGAATATACTCATCATTATCAGTTTTGGTCATAAAACCACAATTAACAAAGGTGGGAAACATGGCAATTACTTGTTTGGTAAGATGCTCATCTTGGTTTCCTATCTTTACATTCAAATAATCAATAAACGAAATCATAATCTTACTCTCCAGTAACACTTTTCATCAAAATCGTAACACTACACCCAATACTCTTTTATAATCCCTATAATATCCTCATTTGTTATTTCATATTGAATCAAATAGGACAATGTAGCATAGAAACCTTTATTGGTAATCATATATTCATCTTTATCTCTAAACCGAAGCAATCCACATGATTCAAGCACAGAACCTTGATCAACACCAACACAGTCCTTAATTATAAGTCTGTGCATCAAATAGAAAAATGCCTCACTGCCCTTTTCTGTAAATATATATTTCCCATTGTTAGCCTTAATCATGATTCCATGTTCAGCAAGGGTAGGAAGTAAACTGATAACTTTACTATGAAATTCATGTTTATCATCCTCAAACTCCGTTTCAATAAACGTCTTAAATGTTACCATAACTAATACTTGTAACCCCAATCTATAAAAAGATTATTATTTGCACCTACTTCCTAAAACCACAACATTATTATTCCAAAACAACCTACAACATTACCATGAAATCTATTTCCCCACAAAAGGCGAAGCGCACATTAGATTATATTGAGCGGCGTAAGAAGAGTTTTAATCATAAATATGAGCAGTATTATGCTGACAAAAAGAAACTATATGACGAAATTATTGATGTTTTAGACAATCTAGTCATCAATAAGTGTCCTGAATGTGGCTGTGATGTCTATTGTTCCCTACGCTTGTATTACAATGAAAAATCCAGAATTGAAAACATGGGTAATGAATTATGCAGCGATTGTGAAGAAAAAATAATGAAAAATAACATTCAGGCGTGGTTCAGTAACTTGACAAAAGTAGCGCCGGAAGAGGTCGTTGTAAAGGATATTAATCGTTTTGATGGTTACGTTATTCTTCTAGTTCATGGTAACGAACTCCGTATCAACCTCAGTGAATATTACAAGGCGAAACAATAACCTTGCAAAAACACACACCCCACTAAAATTTTTCTACAAAAAATTACAAAAAGGGGTTAAAACCCACAAATTAACCTTTTAAACACTCATCATATACTTCTGGTATCATAAATTCACTTTTATATGACGGATCACCATCTTTCATGCGTTTATACATATATTCAGGACCAACATGAGTTTTAATCCAATCGTTCATCTCACGCTTGACAGTGAATGCACCAATGACTATCAAACGCGCATCTATTCGTTGATACAGTAGATAAATATAGGTTGATCTTGCCACACACAATCACCATTTCAAAACATTTTGAAATACATTCACAGTAACACTTTCCCGCACAAACGTAACACTAATCATTTTTCCATTTTCCATAATTACCCTTATTTCATCCACCTGTTTGTTTTAATTTCTTTTCAATACGTTCAAATTCCTCTTTAAACTCTCTTATACTCTCCTCATATGGGTCACATATACCATTCTTCTTTACCATTTGTTTCCATTCATAATCCGGATTATCATACACTGGCATTATTTTCACCTTCTTTCATTTTATCAACAACACTCATTTCTTACTCAGTTTATTCATAATCATCAAATCCCTCACCATCTTCTTTACACAAGTTGTTCCATGTGGACTAACAACAAAAGGGCATTGCCAACAACTAATACTACATTCTGAATTTGCAAGTTCCAACATAGAATCATAAATGCTACTCTGTTTCTTTATTTCCAAATAATACTGTTCTGTATCCATACTCTTTATTCACATCCAAACCATATAACATTATCCAAATACATTTCTACAACTTTTTCCGCGCGAATCACCAAAATCAATTACCCACAAAAATTTTTCTATAAAAAATTACAAAAAAGTGGGGTAAATTACTTCCAGCACCATTTTATACCGTCATAAATCAACATAACACCAAATAAAACCATAAATAACAAACCAAACATTATTGCACCTACAAAAGAACAATAACCAAAATCCATTATCAAACTATTCTCAAACAAAGCACCAACAATCCATAATATACCTGTAAATAAACAAATAAACAATAACCCAAGAAATATATTCATTAAATCAATACAATTTATATCAAATCTCATGATCAATCAATTCCTTAATTTACAATATGCCCTGGTAATATATGTTCTTCACGTAGTGATAACCGTTCATATTCCTCAAAACACATCTGGTCAAAAGTATCTTTTAACCCTTTAAACTTGATAAACCGTCTGTAATGATACATCCATTCATCATCTTCTCTACACTTAAAATAAAGTGCGGGGTCGGGAATATTCCCATCGTTATCAATTACACGCGACATCTCTTACACCTTACACGGTTTAAATATCTCACCTGTAATCAAACAATACCATTCTACACCATGCTCAGTGTAATCATAATCGGAATCGTGACAACGAGTGCAATCTATATCCTTACCGAGAGGACAATATGAACATTCCATCGCGCCTCACTCCACCTTCACCATTTTACCAAACATTCCCCATGCAAATGTATTAATAACTACCAACATTGTAGGGACAAATTCAGAGTTAATACTCAGTAGGCACACAAGCGATGTAAAACCCATTATGAATAGAAAGAGGGAGAAACCATCAAGTTGCAATTTATAATCTTTAGTGTAAGTCATTTCTTTCCCTCCAGGTGATAAAATCCATTCTCTGCAAGTTCCCTTACGCGAGAAATGTGTAGGAAACAATCAGTTCCACAATGACATTTCAAGGCTCTATCCTCAAGTTGTTTCAAGTCTCTTACAAGTGTAGCCTGATTCATTACTTTTCCACTCTTTAATCCGTAATGATAAGAATCGTAGCGGGGCCTTCTTCTGACCTTGTTCTACATCCATGATATTCAGGATAAATTAGATGTAACAAATATCTATCCTCAACATCAATCATAAACGTTTCAACGCCCATACGCTTCTTTAATTCTTCAACTAAATCTTTGGTAGAAATATTCTCAAGTTTGTTGAATGGATTATATTTACTACCATTTACTCTAATCTCAACATCATAATACAGTTTACCGATTGATTTACCATTTTCCATTTTAATCACTCCTTACAGATTCCACAAATCTATGTGTCCTACAACTTCTGCATCATCGATTTCCTTACCATAAAAATTATCATAAGTTTTTAAACCAAGTTTACTAAACCATTGAATAGTAACAAATTCAATACCTACATGTTTAACAAAAATCATTGTTTCCATGTCTGGTTTCAACTCTATGTAGTCTTTACACGACATACATTAGAATATACGTTGTAGGAAATAAAGGTTACGATTTAGTTTGAAAAGATGAATAGTGTAACCACACTAGAATCAAAAAATATGGTGCTAAACATATCAAAACTGTATGTTTCCGGCACCTATCTTACGCGGGACATAGTTTTACATGGGTAAAAAAAGTAGTATGAAAAAAGTGATGTTTTTCTCGTCAAATTGGGCTTAAAATACTTGCAGTTGATAACTATCAATCTTCTCAACCTTTTTAATCTCATGCATCTGTAAATATTCAATAAACATATTGGTTACAGATGGATCATACTTACACCCTGTGTCGTAAATCATGAAATCATTCCACAATTCATGAATCCTTTCGTAAGAAGTATCCACCTGGATAATACCATCTACCTTGTAACCATCAGTAATTACAAACAAACTCATGCAAACACCATGTCATAAATTTTACACGCGCATTCAATCGTTTTACGCATATTAATCATCCTCGATTGTAATTTCAGGTAAGGGTTCATGTCCTGTTTTCATCGGTTCATTGAAGTCTACAGTCCAACCACCTTCCGGGTAACGTTTCCAAGCATACGCATGTCGAATTACTTGATAAATATCCCATGCCTCTTGTCCCGGCCCTACAATGTCATTGTAAATACCATAATACTCATTTGACTCAAGTTCAGGGAAAATCATTTCACGTAAGCGATCAAGATAAAAACGCGCATTGTCCTGGTTGAACTCGTGCTCGAACCTAAATTCGTCGGAGATTACATGGAACTGTCCCATGCGCACACGTGAGTAAAACTCAAGTGCGTTCATTAGAACTTGTGCCTGATTTTCATTGAAAGTAAGAGTAAATTTCATCACTCACCACCTTCTACAAACTTCCTTACAGGTGTTCTCTTCACTTCTACAAGCGCATATTCCACCACTTCAGCATCGTAAGGATACTCTTTGTAAAGAGGAATACTCTGCTTTGTTTCGTGGTTGTAACCTATGATTTGTTTAAAATGATTCTTTAGGTGACTTGCTTTCATCCAAATCTTACCCTTGTTATCAAAGTGAGGATTTAAACCACCACTTGAGAATAAATTATCCTTCTCTACACGGAATACAGTATCGCGCACTTCCTCATAGCATTCACTACCTGAAGATAATAGATTCAATTTGGGATCAAAATGACATTGACCCCATACTTTACCTTTACAACCTACCGCAATACATTCTTCATTCATGCTTCCACACGGTGTAACATCTTCCATGTTACCAATGTAACGATACATCTTCATTCATTTACACCTTACTGTATACAGTTCACGTGTAAGGATAAAAAGGTTACGAAAAAGAAACGCAAAAGAGGAAAAAGGTAATGAATATTAGTAATGAAATACTAATGACAAGGATAATATTCTTAACCATGTAATCCACATCCTAAAAATTAGTATTTAAATTACAGTGATGGTCACTACAACCTTCTTATCTTCGAAGTCTGATATGATATTCTCAATAGAATCTTCATCAACGCACCACAGATCATATTCGTCATCGTAAGAAACAACACCTTCAAGGACAATATTCTTAATCATGTAAACCATATCCTAAAAATTAGAGTTTCTCCATCTCCTCTGCAAGTTCAGCTGTTGCTAATGCAAGCCAATCCAAGAACTCTTCCCTGTAAGGACAATCGTAGGCAAGGTTGGTAAAGAACGTGGTAAACCCTTCAAACGTAATGATAAACGAATCATCAACCTGCTCCACCAGATCCATCTCCTCCAGGCGATTCATCATAACCTTCTGTAACTCCTCGCTCCTGAAATCATCCGCACCCGCACCAAGCATCTGCTTACACAGCACCGCATAGATGATTGCCGCACCCACATCTGTAGGGTAATACTGTCCCTCTTCTGTGCGCTCAACGATTCCAATTCCCTCAAGGATGTCATATCCTTCCTTTACTTCATTACTAACTTCAGGTGTCATGTTTTTCTTGCACCGGATATTATGTCTACGCTTTACTATTTATGTGTTGTGTAATGCACTCGTAGGGATAAACGGGTAGGGAGAGATAATGGGTGATATATGTAGGGGGATATAATATTATATTTTGTCCTACACTTTTCGTAGGAAACAGTAGATGAGAAAGTGGGATACAACACCTCATCCCAAAAGTCATGTGAAAATGGGCTGTAAAAGTGGATATGAAAATAGTTTTGGGATAGGATTTTGATATTGGAGTTGATGATTGGTTACACTTAATTTTAGTGGTATTTAGTGTAAATTGGGGTATTTGTAAGGATATATATAATATATTATGTTGATTACACTATTAGATTTGGGATAAAATAAAGTGTAAGGATAGTATTATGTTTATTACTGTATTCTTATTTAGAATAGAATTACAAGTAAAATATAGTATTAGATTGGTATTACACTATATACTATATGTACATTATATATTCCTTACAATAAGTACAATAATAAATATAATAGAATTATAATATCATTACTCTATTCTTATTAGAAGTAGATTACATGTAAGAATATATAATCTATATATAACTATAATAGGTAATTACACTAATAATATTATCATTACACTATTATCATTACACTATTATCATTACACTATTCTTACTAGAAGTACAATATAGTACATGAATTTCTAATCCATAACTGATGTACAAATAGATGTACAAGTATATGTACAAATATATGATTAGTACTATAATCATTAAGAATATCAACTAGAAAGGAGCGCGTAAGCGCGATAGCAGTAGCGAGCGTAGCGCGAGCGTAACTGCACTTGACAAAGAAAAAAGAAAAACCGGAAAAAAGAAAATGCGTTTGTGGGGCAACGTGCCCACGAAGGACCCCTTACCCCTAATTTATGCAACTCATAGTATATAAATGTTTCGGTCCATGTTGGTATTTTTGAGGTGGATGTATATCTAAAAAGATATATCATTTATAAATATATATTACTATCAGTAATAATGGTAATGTGTTTTACCTATTTTCCCATACATTTCCCATACGTGCCGCACTGGAAATGAAGGTTGTAATGGTAACGAATAAATAATTAGTAATCAAAGTATTACGTATGTCAGAAATGTGTCAGTATGTCTTTACATGCGTTAAGGATGGGACTGTCGAGTATCACTACCTGTATTGCGCTGATCTACTTGAAGCAGTTAAGAAGCATGAGATGATTTACGGGTATGAGTATAAGGTAAAGAGGGTCGAAGTTCAAGATGGAAAATCGCTCGATAAATTTCAGTCTAAATTGTGGGATTACACCACTCTCTAGAATCAAAAAATTCACCCCCTTCTTTATATAGAAACGTGCTAATTTTGATCCTATCTTTCAAAATAGGTATAATTGTATACCTCCAAAACATAGGGGTCAAATTTTGCATGTTTTTCTCTTCAATTTGGGCTTATCCCAAAACTACCATGAGAAGAGTGCAATGAGGAACCAGATGAATCCTGATAGTGCTTCACTTGCAGCACTTAGTTTCATATTCATGGTAGCGAAGGTGATTGCGAGTGTGAACAGTCCAAGTGAAGTAAAGAGTGCAGTAAAGATATTCACGGAACCAATGTTGAAGATACAATCATGCAGTTGAGGAAGAAGAGTAATTGAGAATGAGAATCCTACGATACTAATAACTGCGTCTTGCCATTTCATGTTTGTTTACCATAAGTTCCAGGGTTGTCTTGATCTCACGTAACTGTTCTTCATTAGCATCAACAATGAGAATTTTATGTGTTGTATGATCTTTACCATTACTATCAGTAATATGGGTGGGTTTGGATATATGGAATAACATAATTCTCCCGGCAGGATTTGAACCTGCGTCACTGGATTTCTTCAGAGTGTGTCAGGAGTTACCGCCCCTCTAGATTAAATTGTGAGTTTTGTTCCACACTCTATCAAAGTCCAGTAGGCTTGACCTCTACCCTACGGGAGTGATGTGTCAGGCAGGATTCGAACCTGCGATACCCTTCGGCAAAGGATCTTAAGTCCTCCGTGTTGCCGCTCCACCACTGACACGTTATTTACTTTATTACACCTTACACCATAAATAAGTTACGTTACGTATCCGTTATACAAATGGAATAATTTAATAGAGATAATTTAAATACGTAAAATATATGATGAGTAATAGTTTATCTGACCTTGCGTATTGTGCCGGTCTTATGGATGGAGAGGGTTGTATTACACTTACCAGGGATAGTGAATCAAATTATAGATTACGCATTAAAATAACATCTACTGATTATTCTGTTCTCGAATGGTTACAGGAACATTTTGATGGGTATATTCATCTCTCGCGTAAGGAGAGTAAATATAATAAAGAAGCGTGGGATTGGGTATGCAAGGTTGAAGATCAGGTTGTGTTTTTATTCGGGATTCTTCCTTTCACTATTATCAAGCGCGCACAGATCATTGAAGCGTTGAACTATCATTTTGAGAAACAGAATGGTGGTAAGTTAACTGAAGATGAATTTAAGTTACGTAATGCATAT